GCCCGATGACGATGATCCCGGTCTCGTCGTTCGTGCGCTTGGCTCCGCCGGCGGGGTCGACGCCGATGACCACGCGGTCCATCGGCGGGGCGATCGCCACACGGTCCGGCTCGATCATCTCCCACGTCCACAACGCGCCCTCGACGTCCTCGAGGATCTCGCCGTGGAGCTCCTGTCGGCCCAACCGGGTCCCCTGATACCGCTTGATCACGCGGTCGGCGAAGGCCGGGGCGAGGTTGTCGAGGTTGTCGTAGGTCGAGGCGCGGGCGATCCGCGTGGTCGGGTCCTTGACGAGCTCCTTGACCCACGGGCGGGGCTTCGGGGTCGACGTGGCGACGACGCGGGGACGCCGCCCGATCCGGAGCCCGAACATGAGGTTGTCCCAGACCTCCTGGATCAAGGCGATGTGCGCCGGTTCGTCGATCCATGCGTAGCCATGCTCCGGGCCGCGCAAGCGGTCCGGCTCTTCCCCGGAGAACATCGTCCCGATGCAGCCGCTCGGCCACGTGAGTCTCCGCTTCGACGGCTCATACCGGGGGCGCTTGCCGGGAGGGGCGATGGTCATCAAGCCCGATTCGCCCTCGATCATGACGTCGCGGGTGTCCGCGCCGGTGGCCCCGACGATCGCCATTCTGCCCGTGACGTCACTCATCCGGTGCGTGTACTCGGCCCCCGTGCGCGTCTTGCCCGAGCCGCGCCCGGAGAGCAGCAGCCACGTCAGCCAGTCGTTGTCCGCTGGCGGGTGTTGGTCCTGCCGGGCGTGGTTCCAGGCCCACTCCTCGTGGGGACGCCCGTCGCACGCCGGCCGCGCGCAGTAGAAGGGCCGCCACTCGTTGTCGGCGCGGGCCTTGAGCGCCTCCAACGCCTTCTGTTGGGCTTGCGGGGTCCACGACTTGTAGGCGTCGGTGTTCACAGGAGTAGGCCTCCGCGTAGGAAGTAGGGCAGGTCGCCGGGGTCGAGCTCGGTCATCGCCGCCATCCACGTCCCGAACCCGCGCCGGAACATCGTCTCGGCCCCGATCCCGCGCTCACGGGCCACGTCGCGCACGATCCTCATCTCGCCGACCGGGACCTTGAGCCCCAAGCGGACATCGGGGGACGCCTCGGCGAGGATGTCGGTCCGGTTCCCGCCCATCGCCCGCGCCCGCCACCGAGCCACCCGCGGCGACGCGTCGAGCGCGGCCAGCGCGGTACGCACGTAGGCCACCACCTCGTCGTCCTCAATCGGCAGTGGCAAGGTCCACGTCGATCACGTCGGGCTCCATCGCCAAGAGCTCGCCGGCGGTGGAACTGATCATGCTGGCGACCCATGCGTCGATCTCGGCCGTGGTCGGAGAGTGGATGATGACCTCGGCCGGGGCGTCGAGCCCGTAGAGCCGACAGTGCCGGTCGATGAGCTCCTTGGCGACCTTGACGGCGGCCAGTTGCTCTGGGTGGTTCTGATCGGTGGCCTTCTGCCAGACGCTCCTCAGGAGTCGCTCGATGCGGGCTCCGTTCTCGGCGCGGAGCCGCTGTCGCCCCTCCACGTCGTCCCAGGCCCGCGCGGAGAGCGCATCCTCGGCCGCGGTACGGGCCGCCATCGCATCGGGCAGCCCCAAGGCGTCGGCCACTTCGTCGTAGCCCGCCCCGGCCAGCCGCAGCGCCAGGGCGGCGTTGGCCGTGCGCGCCGGGCGCGGCTCAGGCATCACTCGCCTCGAGCGGAGGCAGGTACTCCTTCGACCCGCCCGTGGCGCGGTCGCGGGTGTTCTTCGGGTCGACCTCCTTGGCCACACACCACCCCACGTAGTCGGAGAGGGACCAGTTGCGCCCCTTGGCCCGTTGCGCGGCCTCGCGGTAGTGGTCGAAGGGCAGTCGGACCGTCGTGGCGATCCGCGGCCCCTTGTTCATCCGCATGCACTGACCATAGTGCATCACTTTCAGCGCCAGGCCCCATCCGCCCCGCGGACCGCCCCGCACTTCACGCACTTGCGCATCCCCCCGGCGATCGAGGCCGAGCCGAGGTGCGAGCAGGCGGCGGAAGGCATCGGCACACGAGGTCGCGGCTGGCGGGTGTCCACCGGCTCAGGTGTCGTACGCACGTTCGATGCAGGTTGCCGCGGTATCGACTCGCCCGTGCCGTCCGGCTTGGTCGGGCCTACTCCGGTCCAAGCCCGGCAGACCCAGTTCGCCAGGAAGGCCGAGGCCGACATCGAGAGCGCATCCGCCCGCGCCCGGACCTCACCGTCGACCCCGAGCGGGAGGCGGAGCGGGATCACTTCGCCCTTGAGCTTGGTGCGTGCCATCCCGTATACGTTAACACTGAGATGCGGTATCCGTATACGCCTCAGAGTCCTCCTGAGTGCCCTTCCCGTATACGGGACTGGTCGGAATCACCGGACCCGCAGCGGAGCGGAGAGCACCTTCCCCGGATAGGCCGAAACGGCCGCGGGGGACCACCCCTCCGGGGAGCTCACGACCGACCGTTTCCCGGGCATTTCCCGGCCATCCGCCGGCCATAACCCCTGGTCACAGGCATATTTCGGAAATACGTTGCATTCCGTGAACCGTTCCGCTAGGTTATCAATCGTCGAAGTCAAGCGATTCCCCGGAACCGGGGAACGGAACGAAAGGAACAACGACGATGGCTACGGAAACTGAGATGAAGGCCCTGATCGCCCGGGCGGCGAAACTCCCCCGGATTGATCGTCCGGCGGTCGCCGGGAACTGGGATCACCCCGCCGGGGTGTTCGCCGATCCGGCGGCGGATGCGGTACGCAAGTTCGTCGCCGATGCGACGGCCGCTGGCCTGAAGCCCATCGAGATCATGAATCTCGGCGGCTCGGGTGAGACGGAACTGAAGCTCCACAAGAACGGGAAGAAGGCCAACCTCCTCCCCGGTCGGGCGTTCCAGTCCGCTGAGGATGTCCGCCGGGCGCTCCGCCCGGTGAAGGTCAAGGCCGAGAAGGTGGCCGCGGCCGCCTGACGGTACGGGATGGCGTCCCGGGGATTCGTCCCCGGGCGTCGCCCGCTGGTCCCCGGCTTTCGGTCGGGTGCCGGCGTGCGATGCAGCCTGCGTCGCGGTTCGTGAAAGGAACCCACATCATGTACACCCATCCCCTCGACGGGGACTTCCCGGAGGACCACGACCCCGTGCCTCCGACGGAGACCTACGACTTCGCCTTCGGGCTCGCCTGCTGGGTCGGTACGACCATCGTCCTCGACGAGGTGCCGGCGTGAACGACGAGTGCATCCACGGCCTGGGCATGGCCTCGGCCTGCTCGGTCTGCAATGGCCGGGTGGCGCGAGAGCGTCGCCTGGCGGCCGAGCCGAAGGTGATCCCGTTCTGGCTCTTCGAGCGGAAGCGCCGCTCACCGTGGCTCGACGTGCCGACCGCTGGTCGGGACCTGCGCCGGGTGGTCCGGTGATGCCGGAGTACCGACTCGGGCGAGGCCCGAGATGTGAGCTCGGCCAGGCTTGCCACCTGGCGCTGGGCTACCCCAACGGCACGTGGAAGCGGCTGCGTGAGCGGCTGGTGGATGCCGGCTGGACACCGATCGAGGTGCTAGCCGAGATGGACGCACGGTCCATCGACCCGAAGTGGCGGTGGGAGACGGGCATCGATGCCCTGCTCGACCCGGAGTCGGGCTACTGGGGCTGAGCCCCGGGACCTGAGCGCTGTCGTGGCGCTCAGGTCCACGACCCACGGAGAGTCCGTGGGCAGAAAGGAACCCATGATCGGGTTGATCGGGCTGGCGCTGCTGGCCCCTGCGATGGACGTGCCGGCGGTTCCGGCACAGGTGGAGACCTGCGTCCCGAGTGACTACGCACCGTGTCTGGTGCGGATTCCCCGGGAGGACGGGAGCGATCTGATCGTCATCCCGGCCAGCTGGGACTCGCCGTTCGATGCGGTCGCTGGCGACCAGATCGTCGTGCGATTCATCGGGAGCGATGGGATCGAGGAGGCCGACTTCCAGGCCAAGTGCGACGACATGGGCGGGCAGCTGAGCTGGTCGTCGATGTGGACCGGTGGCGAGATGGCCAACGGCGAGTTCGTCTGCGGGATGGAAGGCGGCGTGGACTTCTGACGGAACCCGAGCCGGGGCGGACTCCCCGGCAACCCGGCCCTCCGGGCGCGAGCTGGTGCTTTCACCGCCAGCGCGTCGGTTCGACTCCGACGAGGGCCACTGTCCGGCACACCCCGTGCCGGCGACGTGTGAAAGGAACACGCACGATGGCGACAGAGAGGCTGGCCTGCGGGCACAGCGAGGACATCCGGCCGGGACTCCGGCTGTGGTGCTTCTACGACACCACCTTCGGGGTGGTGACCAGGGTGGGCAGCGACAGCTGGCACACCTTCGACACGGACGGGAGTCCGTACAAGACGGCAGGCAACGACGCAGGCCTGTACGACGCAAGCCGACTGGCCTGCGTGCCGTGCGGGATTCGCGAGGTCGATGGCCGGGTCCGTGACCCGCTGGTCCTGACCGAGAGCTGGGAGCTGGTGCGATGAGCGAGACCAACAACCTCGCCGACACCGGCATCGAGCACTCCGCCACGGAGCGGATCACGCTCGAGTGGGACGACCCAGCACTGCTGCGGATCATCCGCATCCGGTACGTGGGCGACACGTGGTCCGGTCCGTTCGACCTGAGCTACTGCCTCGGGGTCGACACGCAGGGCCGGCAGGTGAGGGTCCGCATCCCCACCTACCAGGTGTTCGGTGGGCGGAACATCGTCCGCCAGCTGGTGGCCGACGCCCAGCGCGCAGGCGTGTACCTGCGGGGGCTGTGCGGAGGCCCGATCGATGACGTGCTCAGCGTCTGCTACTGAGCCGGGAGGTGGGGCTGTCGTGGCCCCACAGCCCACGACCCGGCCACCCTGGCTGGGCAGAAAGGAACACTCCGATGTTCGGAGACAGCCCCGCGGTCGAGATGCGTGAGCTCTCGACCCAAGAGACGTGGGACCTCAGCGAGATGACCGAGCTGACCTGCGTCAACCACCCGACTGCGGTGTACCTGACCAAGAACCCCTGGTCACGGAACATCCACTTCATCCGCTTCCCGGCGGAGGCGGCGAGCCCCGAGTGGCGAGCCGAGCACGGGACCGGCATCGCCAACTGCGAGTGCCGCTGCCCGTTCGCCGACCTGCGGATCGTGGTCCGCCGGCAGCCCCCGACCGTCATCACCCTCGACGAGGTGCAGTGATGGAGCGGAGGCAGGCCCTGGGCCTGGCGATCACGTCCCACCGGACGGCGCGCGGCATGGCCCGCAAGGTGCTCGCCGCCGAGGCGGGCATCTCGTACCCGTACCTCAGCGAGATCGAGAGCGGAGCCAAGGTGCCCACGATCGAGACGCTGTGGGCAATCGCCGAGGCGCTCGGCCGGGTGCCCAGCCAGCTGCTCACGACAGCTGAGCTGCTCGAAGCAGACGAGGACATCCTGCGATGAGCCTCCACTGCCAGTGCAACCAGGTGGCCTTCGACCACTCGGCCGGGTGCTGCCCCAAGGTGGGCACGATCCACGCCGAGCGAGCCGGAGTCGAGCTGTGGCTGTGCGTGGACTGCATCCTCAGCAGCGACGTCAAGCTCGACCCGGAGGACGACGACGAGGAGGACGACGTGGACTGGGAGCTCGAGCGCAGCATCGAGCGATCCGAGATGGAGGCGGAGTGCGCACGACTCAACCGGCTGAGGTGACCGAGGTCCGCATCCGCGGCACGGTCACCGTCAGGCCCAAGCGCAGCGTCATCCCCGCACTGCTCCTGCTGGGTGGGGTGGCGGCCATGCTCGGCTACGTCGTGGCCGGAGTCGAGAGACACCAGCCACCGCCGACGCTGTACGACAAGCTCGCCGCAGAGCAGGCCGAGGAACAGGCCACCGCCGAGCGCAACGCGCAGCTGTGCGACCACGCCACCGTCGCCGACATGATCGGCACGGAGTTCTACCACCACAACTGCGTCGAGCTCGGGCTCGGCACGAGCGAGCGAGCAGCCATCGCCCGCCAGATCGACGCCTCGCTGAGGTGAGCCCCGGCCCCCGCGCGGGGGCCGGGATGGGACGCCTGCGAGGAGGCGCTGTACGGCCCGTAGGAGGGCGACAGCGCCCGGGCGCGGGCGCGGGCGCGCCGGTAGCTCCCCGGCGTGCTGACAGGTGCTGACAGGGGGCTGGCCTCGGTGGCCGCGGGTTACGTGTTCCTTACCGCGAGCGGGTTCGATTCCCGCCAGCCCCACGACAGGGAAATACCTGCGTGCGGTAGCTATCCCAGCTCCGCCCGGGTACCGTGTCAATGGATCGCCGCCAACGGGCAGCGACGAGGTGAAAGGAACACCGATGGACGAGAACTGGGGTCCGAGCATTCGGGCCATCTGCCGGGCGACGAGCTACGAGGACTACCTCCGGCTCGTCGTCGAGGAGGCGGCTGACGAACTGGTCGCCGAGGTCGAGGCCGAGCTGGCGGCGCAGTGAGCGAGGAGTGGGAGGTGCTGCGCCAGCTGTGGCGGATCACCTCGTACCGAGACGGCTGCGTCTGGGGCACCGAGGACACCGGAACCCAGGTGTGGGTGCCGATGGGTTGCCACGGCAGCAAGGAGAGGCACGAGCTGTACGTGACGCTCGGGCCGGAGTGGGAGGACGTGCCCATGAGCAGGAAGATCCGCCGCAAGGCGTGACCCGGACGGGTGGGCTGTCGTGGTCTGCCCGCCCACGACCACGGACCATCCGTGGCGGAAAGGAACAGATGGACGACGACGAGCTGAAGTGCGAGGTCTGCGACAAGCCGGCGACCCACGTCCTCAGCGGAACGTGGACCGGCAGCACCGCAGGTCCGCTCACGTACTGCATCGAGCACCTGGTGCCGATGGTCACCGACCTCGCCGAGCACGGCGACGACGACTACGGCGACGGAGTGCTGCTGAGCTTCACGGTCGGGCGACTCGGATGAGCGCCGGCGCTGCGCTGCGCAAGCTGTACGCAGACTGGGAGGCGAACGGTGGTGTGGCCCCGGACACCTACGACGAGAACGTGGCCGTGGCCCTGGACCTCGGGCTCGACCCGCTCGATCGGGACGACCCCGAGCTGACCCGCATCTGGGAAGCAGCCCAGGACGGGCTGGATGACACCGAGGTGGCGGCGCTCCACGAGAGGGCACTGCGGGCCAAGGACAGTCGCGAGTTCGAGGCTGGGTGGGACGCGCCACCTGCCGGGTGACCGGCCAGATGAATACCTGCGGGGAGTAGCTTTCCCAGCTCCCCCGCGCTACGCTTCAATTGTTCGCCGGGAATTGGCCAGGTGAACGGTTCGTTGAAAGGAACCAGCATGAGCGAATCATCGGGGCAGGGCTCTGCCCCCCGTTCGGAGGTCACGGCGGTCGACGCCTTCCCTCCCTGTGACATCAACCCGGCCCACGGGGCCGCGGCGTACGACGCCAAGACCACGATGGGCCCGTGGGGCAACCTCTGCCCGACGTGCTTCGAGAACTTCGGCTACGGCCTCGGCCTCGGGATCGGCCAGCGGCTGGTCCTGCGGGTGAAGCCATGAGCGGCGAGGTGCCGGCGGAGGTGCGGGCTGCGGCCTGCTACCTCGTCGGGGACTGGAGCGAGGAGCCGGAGTTCCCGGTCGTGGTGATGGGCAACAGCACCATCGGCCCGGGGCCGGAGTGGTCGTTCGGCTACGAGGACACGGCGTACGTGGCCCGGATGGCGGACGAGCCCGGCACCTACGTCGTCAGTTGGGACGACGAGGACGGGTACCTGGTGACCTGCTACATCAGCGAGGTCGCCACCGATACCTACCGCGTGCAGATGCGCGAGGAGGGGGCGATGGTCGAGACGACCCGCTTCCGGATCGACACGCACGACACCGGCTACGTCGTGGTCGAGCTGCCGAGGGGGCAGTCATGAGCCGCCGCAAGACGGTCGACCTGATGCGGATGGCGAACGACCTGGAGCTGTTGAGCGCCCGGGTCGACGCCGTGTCCTCGGACGTGAGGCATCTGACCGAGGACGTGGCCGAGCTGGCCGCCAAGACCGGGGAGTTCGCCCAGCAGGTGACCGACCTGCTCGCCGACATCCGTGAGCAGCAGCTGAGGGGGCAGCGATGAGCGGGCAGCGGCGCTTGCCGCGCGTCACCTACGGACCGCCCATCGTGTCGATGCCGGTCCTCGAGGTCCAGCCCGGAGACGAGTGGACCCAGGACGCCGACACCGTGATCGTGCGCCTGGTCGAGCACCTTCACGGCAAGGACGACGAGCCCGCCCGGGTCCGCCTCCACGGGGTCATCGTGCGCGGCGTGGGCCGCGGGACGAAGGTCCGCACGTGGAGCTTCGTCACCGACCAGCACCTGCAAATCGTGAGGAGGACGAGATGAGTGAGCTCTACGCCATCGACCCCGATGGCGAGATCATCCCCGTGGCGAGCAGCTTCGAGGGCATCAAGGCCGGGTGCGGGGGAGCGACGATCGACTTCATCCGCCCGCACGGAGGGTGCGGGTTCTACATCGACGACGAGGGGATGCTGACCAACCAGCAGCTGAACGTGGTCGCCTCGATCATGGCAGCGATGGCGCTGTACGGGCCTGCCGTGCTGACCGGGCCGGACCCGGACGACGAGGGCAACACCCTGCCCCCGAGCGCCGATGCGCTGGCCTTCGCCCAAGAGGTTGGCAAGCGGTGGCGGGCGGTGGTCAACGACGCCAAGCGCAAGGGCCAGGACCCGTACGTGACGGCCAACGCCGAGACCATCCCGCCGAGCCGGATCATCAGCTTCGATGACCCGGACGAGTTCATGCGCCACCTGTTCGGGGAGCGTGAGTGATGCCCTGGCAAGGACTCGGCTGCATCGTGTTCCTCATCGTCGCCTTCGTGTCGGTGGTGAGGCGATGAGGATGACCCAGGCCGAGGTCACCGAGGTGGCGCGGGGCATCGTCACCGGGGACCTGCTGATCGCCGACCTCTCGATGCCCGAGTGGCAGACGAGCCTGGCCCTGATCGTCAGCGCCCTGCCCGAGCAAGAGGCGAGGTGGAAGCGCATCGGGCTGATCCTGGTGCCGGTCCGCCCGCACATGAACGGGCGCTGGATCAACGGCATCGCCCCGGGGTGCACCTTCGAGTGCCGGCTGGTCCACGTCAACGACGTGCAGCGGGTGGGCGAGGCGATGGCCCCGATGTGGGGCGCGCTGTACCCGGAGGGCCCGACGTGAGCTGGGTGATGGTCGAGCGGGTGACCGCCCGGCAGATGGTCTGGCTCGCATCGCAGCGGGCCAAGGTCAAGCTGCGCGACGGGAAGTACGCCGTGCTGGTGCGCTGGCCGAGCTCGCACAGCAACAGCCACCGCGGGTGGCAGGTGCGCCTGGAGAACGGGTCCGGGGTGCGCTACTCGCTGCACGCCCGGGAGGTCGAGGCGGTCGAGGTCAAGGAGGGGCAGCTGTGATCCACCCTCTTGACGTGCCGTCCGTGAACGGGCCGCGCGACCTGCCCGCCCTGCGGCGGTGGATCATGCGGCACTACCGCCAGGACGGCGTGCTCGGGTTCGCCAACGAGGCGCGCTTCATCGACCACGCGATGCCGGGTGCCCCGCTGTGGTGGGTCGACGGCGAGGCGTGCGACCTGCTCGCCGAGTCGAGCCCGACCCTGCCCGGGGACTACGTGCTGACGAAGGAGGACGTGCCCAGCCCGACCGGGTTCGTGGTGTTCGAGCATGACCTGGTCGGGACCGACAGCTACCCCAGCGCCGGAGGCCGGGAGGTGATCATCTCGGCGGTGCTCTGGTCGTACGGGCGACTGCCCGACATGGGCGGCCAGGCGCGCTACGGGATCAGCTTCATGCTGTTCACGAAGATGGACCTCGGCGACGAGACCCACGACATGCACCAGCTGTGGAAGATGCTCTTCCCGCCCGAGCTGCTGACCGGGCCGATCTGGGCGTTCATCGGGCGGACCGACTGGGTGTTCGACTGGGAGCTGGAGCAGGTCATCCCCGACAACCCGCACGGGTTCGATCCCATCGCCAACGCCTCGTTCGCCGAGGACCGCCGCCTGATGCTCGGGCTGTGGAAGCTGGCGACCACCCCCATCGTGCGCCACGAGCGCCGCTCACTCCCCCGCTACATGCGCCGACAGGCCGAGCGCGAGGGAACCAATCCCGATGTCCACGTGCTCTCGTTGCACGGGCCATCGGTCGGCGAGGCCCCGGATAGCGGATCCTCCGGGCCTCGCCATTACCGCAAGCGGTGGGTGGTCCGGCCGCACTGGGTCAACCAGCCATACGGACCAGGGCGCACCGAGCGCCGGCTGATACTCCGGGGACCGTTCGTCAAGGGACCCGAAGGTGCCCCGCTCATCGGCGGGGAGCGCGTCTGGCGCATCCAGGCACCCAAGCCAGAGGAAGGGAACTGAGCGTGGAGAGCAACGAGGAGAGGGTCGCCAAGGCCCTCACGAACGAGGCGCTGGCGGATCGACTGGAGCGCATCACGCGCTGGCCGACGAGCTGGTCAGCAGCCGAGCGGGAGGCCTTCGTGATGGAGGCAGCCAAGCGGCTGAAGGTCGGCGCACTGACCACGAGGAGGGGCTGATGGGGTACGACATGTACCGCAGGGGCGTCGACCGCAACACCGACGAGGGCTACTTCCGTCTGAACATCTGGGGCATGAGCGATGCCCGCGAGCAGCTGCTCCCGCTCGGGATCGTGCGGCTCGCCGCCGCGCCGGTGGTGCCGATGACGTCCGACTTCGGCGTCGAGGACAGCTTCGACTGGGACGACGCGCCCGAGGCCAGGAGCCCCGCCGAGAAGGCCTACGTCGAGGCGCTGCGGGTGTGGCGCGAGGGCAGTGACGGGGAGGGCCCGGGCATCCCCACCTACAAGCTGGGCAGCAACGACGGCTGGGTGGTGAACATCATCGAGGTCCAGTCGGGGGTGCGCCACGCCGACGAGCACCACCCGGGGTGGCGGACCACGGTGCACGACTTCGTCCGCGAGTTCATCGAGTGGGCCGAGACCTGCACCGAGGGCTTCGAGGTGTGGTGATGGACGAGACGATCCGGCTGGTCTGTCTGCCCGCCAGCAACCACGCGCCCCACGTTCCGGGGTCGGTGCGCAAGCCGTGCTACTCCTGCGCCGAGGACGTGTGGGTCAGCCCGGCCTCGATGGCGATCGCCGCCTCGCTGGAGTTCGTCTGCACCACGTGCGCGCCGTACGCGATGGACGACCCACGCTTCATGCCGCCGACCCCGGAGCAGCTGCGCGAAGTCAGGCGGTACCTGTGAATGAGCTCGAGACCGCGCTGGCCTTGGCCGAGGAATGGCGGCGGTGGTCGAGGGAGGTGGACTTCCCGTTCCGCCCCGACCACTGCATCAACGGCACGCGCGTGGTGACGCGGGCGCTGCACGCGATGGAGGTGTACGCCCGGCCGGTGAGCGTGGAGTTCTCGCTGTTCAACCAGGTCGCCTATCAGCTGTGGAAGCAGGGGGTGGAGATCGCCGAGTGGCCGCCCCACGCCTGGTCGCTCGGCGTCAACCGCGGTGCGCCGGCGAGCCGCGACCCGACGAAGTGGAACGGGCACCTGGTCTGCGAGGGGGTCGGATGGACGCTCGACATCTCGGCCGGGCAGTTCGACCGCAGCCCGCGCATCGTGGTCGACGGGCCGCAGATGTTCGACATGGTGCTGCCAGCCGACGGCGCGCAGCAGTGGCTGAGCGACGAGCGACAGCAGGTCTGGGTGATGTCGCGCAGCGGCGACAACCGCTGGCGCACCGCACCGGGGTGGAAGCGGATGCACGACACCGAGGTGCGAGAGATCGTCCGACGGACCCTCCGTCGGTTGAGCAGAAAGGAACATGATGGATGACCCCAAGCAGTTCGCCGAGATGCACGGGCAGCTCGCCGACGAGATGCGCTCTGTGGCGTTCACGCCGACCGGTCTGGCGGAGATGTTCGCCACCGGGGCGAGACGCAACTTCGCCGAGTACGGGAGCCTGGTGCCGATCGTGGCGCTGCACTCCAAGACGCAGACGGTGATGGTGACGGTCGCCGCCGACACCCCGTACATGGCCGAGCGCTTCGGCTTCCTGGTCGGGATGTTCGTGGCCACGGTCGAGCCCGCCTACATCACGATCGTGATGGAGGCGTGGACCAAGGAGTTCCCGGCCGACACCAAGCCTGAGAGGATCAAGCGCGGGCAGCTCGGCGAGATGGCCGAGACCGGCGACCAGACAGTGCGCACGGCACTGGTGTCGATGACGGTGAGCCGCGACGGCAGAGGCCTGATGATCTACGACCGGGTGGACCCGGACGGCTTCGACCGCACGGTCAACGAGAATCCGGTCGGTGGCGTACCCGATGCTGTGGCCGAAGGATGGAGGGTCGGCCTCGAGGAGGGCAGGCCAGAGTTCGGGCTCCAGCGGCTGGTCGAGATGGCCGCCGCGATCGGCTACATCACGTCGGGCACGATCCAGGAGTGGGGCGAAGATGCTCCCTCGTGATTGGCGGGTATCAATTGACGTGAGCAGGCCCCACGCGGTAGGCTACGGTACCGCCCCGCGGCGGGATGGCCCGATGAAAGGAACCGACGATGAGTGAGAGTGAGCAGGAGTACTACACCCCGCCGCAAGCGGCGCTCGCCCTCGGCATCTCCAAGCAACGGACCTACCAGCTGATCTCGTTCGGGCAGTTCCCCGGGACGATCCGCAGGGGGCGGAACTACTACATCCCGAAGGAAGTGATCGAGGACAGACTCGCTGGGAACGAGCGGTTGGAATCGAAGAACTGCGTCAGCGCCCAGGAGGTGGCCGACTTCTTCGGGACCAACGTGCGCACGGTGCGCGACTGGAACACCGAAGGCCTACTGCCGGCGCAGCGCATCCACGGGCGGCTGTGCTTTGCGCCGACCGACGTGATCGCCTTCATCCCAAAGACCTACGGCTCGTCGGGCAGGTACCCCGCCCGCAAGCCGACACGAACTCTCCGGGGCCGGAAGTACCCGGTGCCGGAGGGCCAACAACAACCACCCAATGAAAGGAACCCACGTGGGAAAGCAGAAGGAGCTTCGTGAGGAGATGCTCGATGAGCTCGCCGTCGAAGGCGGGCGATTGCTCGGAGAGGACGACATCACCTTCGAAGGTGAGAAGTTCGTCATCCCGGCCATCGTCAGCGACCTCAACGAGGCGATCGAATTCCTGACCGAGAGGCGTGACGACGAGGAGCGGACCACCCGCTACGACCGCACGTTTCCGTACCGCCCGATGGACGGGGCGCGCGCCACTGCCAAGGCGATCACCAAGGGTGCCGGGTTCACGCTCGGCAAGACGGTGCACAGCTTCTTCGGGTCCAGCCCGCCGGAGTTGCGGACGATCACCACCGGGCCGAATGGCGAGACGGAGCAGGTGCCGTGGGGGGCGATGATGATCCCCGGCCTCGACCGCACGTCGGTCTATCTCAGCAATACCACCGACCCGGTGCTCGGCGAGGTGTTCCGCATCGTGGTCGAGGGGCCACGCAAGTATCGGCACCACATCAAGGGGCTGTTCAAGCGCATCGGGGAGTACCTCGCCACCGACAGCCTCTACCGCGGCAAGGCGATGGATGGAGCGATGAACTTCATGGACGTCTTCCGCATCAACCGCGACGACTACGTCTATGCCGAGCGGGTCGAGCGCCGGTTGCAGTGCGAGGTGTGGGACCGCATCCGCTACGCCGACGAGTTCCTCGCCCTCGGCCAATCACCCAAGCGGGCCTACCTGTTGGAGGGACCGTACGGATCGGGCAAGAGCGCCGCCGCTGACCTCACCGCTCAGGTGGCTCTGGAGCACGAGTGGACGTTCTTGTTCTGCCGGCCCGAGGACGACATCGCCACGGTGTTGCAGATGGGCCGGATGTACCAGCCATGCGTGATCTTCCGGGAGGATGTCGACTCCATCGCCCGGGCCGGTGCCGCCAACATCGAGCGCACGCTCGACCTGATGGACGGGATCGACAACAAGGGCCTGAAGATGTTGGTGATCATGACCACCAACCACGCCGAGGAAATCCACAAGGGGATGATCCGGCCGGGCAGGTTGCACGGGATCATCCGCATCGAGGGGCTCGACGATCGGGCCATCGAGATGCTCACGCGGCGGGTCGTCGGCGAGGGCCTGGAGAGCAACATCGACTGGCGCTCTGTGTGCGACTCGATGCAGGGCTACATGCCCGCCTTCGTACGGGAGGCGCTCGACCGTGCGGTCGGGTACTCGGTGTCGTCCCACAACGGGCGGCTCGGGCTGATCGGAACGGACGAGTTGGTCAACGCCGCCGACAGCCTGCGCGAGCAGTACCAGATGATGGAGGATGCCAACGAGGGCGTCGTCCCCGACTGCATCAGCGAGGCGGTGCGCGACATCGTCGCCGAGGTCGTCACGGAGAAGGTGCACGGGGCGCACGTGGTCGACGGCGATGGCGACTACCGCTTCGAGCTGGCCGTCCAGCAGAACGGCGGCTGACCGAATGAAAGGTGGGGGCGCGTTCACCACCGGCGGGAGTGGGATCGCGCCCCCGCCGCCAGTCTCGCAACAGAAAGGACAGATGGATGAGGTATGACCTGGGCGACTTCAACGCCGCCCGCGACATCGCACTCGAAGTGGGCGACGGCAACTGGCCGTGGATGGTGATCGGGGTGTTCCCGCCCGAGGGCACGGATGCGCAGGACGGGTGGTGGAATCGCTTCTGCTACACGACCAAGGCCCCGATGCCGGCTGAGATGTGGGCCCCGTGCTGCTCCATCGAGGGGCGGTGCATGGACTTCAACCTCACGGGGTCGATCCTCAACCGCCTGACGGCGGGGTACATCTACGGCCCGCTGAACGATGGCGACGACGTGATCGTTCCGCTCGGGATCGCCGAGGACCCGGAGCACGACGACGTGGACTCGGTGTGGTGGATCGGCAGCCCCGACACCCGCGAGCGCCGCCAGACGTTCCAGTCGAGCAAGCCCGTCGTGATCCCGGTGCTGTGGAGCTCGCCGCTGGGCTTCCGCTACGTCACCAAGAGTGGCCGGGTGCTCACCGACGAGGACATCCAGGAGCTCGCCGACGAGGCCGAGGCGGGCTACGACATCACGACCCTGGTCGAGAGGCAGCAGTGAGCCGGGCGGTGTACGCCATCATCGTCGACTGCGACGAGGAATCGCTGATGGTTCCCGCCCTGCTCGCTCAGGTGGTGACGGTGATCGAGGAGCGGGCCTGGCCTGAAGTTCGCGCCGCGGTGGTCAACGCCGTGGTGCCGCTGGCGGGTGACACCGCCAGGCAAGACCCGGAGAGGACGACAGCGGAGATCACTCTCGTCTTCACCGGTTGACACAGACAGCAATGGAAAGGAACTGAGGACATGAATGTTGGAGAGCTGAAGGCAGCACTGGACGACTACGGCGATCACGTCGAGGTCTACATCCGGGTGTTCAACGACACCGAGCAAGAGGCCACTTTCGGGAGTCTCGAGGTGGAGTGGGGAACCGTCGACGGCGACGGCGCGGTGGTGATCAGCGGATGAGCGGCGGCGACTTGCTCATCGGCCTGGTGATCGGGGTGGTCTGCGGAGGCTTCCTCGGTGTCGCCTGGGACCGGTGGTCGCGACGCGACGACGACAAGCGACCGGAGTATCTGCGGCGGGTGGTTCACCCGTCGCGGCTGGCCCGGATGCACGTGATCGAGGACGAAGGACTCCAGGGGAACTGGAAGAGGGAGGACCACCGCTGATGGGAGGCACGACTTTCTACAACGAGGTGCCGGCGCACGGCGAGACGACGACCGTGTCCGCCGCGTTCCTGCACGCCGTCGAACAGGCGCAGTGGGAACACGGCCACGGCGGCTACACCGGCACGATCGCCGAGAAGCACGGCTACGTCGAGTTCACCATCCCGGAGGGGCTGAGCGCGCAAGACGTGACCAAGCTGATCCGGGAGTACGAGGAGAACCAGTGGGCAGCCGACGAGGCCAAGGTGCCGGTGGTGATCCCGCCGGGGCTCGACCTCGCCCGCATGTTCGCCGTGTACGACGACAAGTGGGGACCAGCCGTGGCCTTCAAGAGCGGCAACAGCTGGGTGTTCTGCGGATGGGCCAGTTGCTGATGGCCGAGGACTACTTCGTAGACGACCGCCACGCGCTGTACGTCGGGTGGGTGGCGGGCATCGCCACCCGCCACGGACTGCGCGTCGCGCCGGTGATGGTCGACACCGACTACACCGACCGGATCGAGCTCATCTTCACCGACGAGCTGTCGATCACGGTCGTGGTGCCGTACCCGCCCGACGACTGGGAGTTGACGGCATGAGCGATCCGAACAAGGAGCTGATCGGCAGACTGGCCCGGCGAGGGGAGGTGGTGGAGACACCGCCGCCTCCCCCCGCTTACGTCGCCGACTGGAACGCGCCGATCGACACGATCCAGGCCGACTGCCTCTCGCTACGGGCGGTGGTCAACGGCGAGTTCGCCGCCGCCAAGAGTCGAGCCCGGGAGTGGATACCCGGGCCGATGCCGCGGGACTGGTGGCCAGCATGAGCGCCTGGATCACAGTCACCGGCTTCGAGACGGGAGCCAAGATCGACGTGCAGATCAGCTGCATCGCGGCGATCGCCGACCCCGACCCGAGCGGGGCGAAGACGCCGATGATCCAGCTGAGCATGGGCGGGTCCATCTCGATCCGCGAGGACCGAGAGAAGCTCCGGGCCCTGATCTGGGTGGCGGAGAACCAATGAGGGACCAACCAGTACCGGGCTTCCGGATCAACGAGATCACCGCGTTCACCTGCATCGGGGACGACGACGAGGAGGGCTTGGTCGCCTTCCTCGACCCCGGCCTCGGGGTGTGGATGCCGATGGTCTCGGCCGACATCACCCGCCTGTCGATCTTGCGCGACAAGGCCGACGAGTTCCGCCGTGACGGCACGGTGATCCGCGAGCGGGTGTTCAGGGCGGTGGACGATGGCGCGTAGACCCAACCGATACCTGACCGACCTGCGCGCGGGTGAAACCAACGTCGACTTCCAGACCTGTCGCACACTGCGCCACGCCTGGGACGTGATCGGCAAGGGCGACCGTCGACCCGAGTTCGGGACGATGATCTGCCTGCGCTGCGTACGTTGCTCGACGCTGCGCTACGACCGCTACAGCCGCCTCACGGGAGAGCGGCTCGGTCCGCCCGCCTACGTGTGGCCTGACGGCTACCGCGATACCGAGGGCCACGACTCCGCCTGGTGGCGGGCACAGTGGGCCGAGGCGATGTACATCCAGGGCCTCTCGGCCGATGCAGAGGACGACGAGGTGGCAACCAAGCGAAGGAGGAAGCGAGCATGAGCGAGAGCGCGCCGGTGTGTCCGGGGTGCGGGGCGGTGGCGGTGCACCTGCCAGACGGCAACGAGTTCGTCGAGGGGCCGTGCTGGGAGACGATCCACAAGACGGGCTGCACCTGGATGCACGACCCGGACGCCAAGCCGTACGACGACCACGACACCTTCGTGGTGACCGATGAGTGACGACCCGAACATCGCCAAGCTGCGCTGGATCGACGACCCACACGAGTGGGATGCCGAGCCCGGGTTTCGCACCCGCGACCTGACGAACGATGAGGCGTGGGATGCAATGCAGAGAGCCGCCGACGTCGTGGTCCTCAACGCCCTGGGCGGGCGGCGGTTGCTGCTCGAACTCGGGTTCTCCGTCATGCACTCGCTGTGCAGGGAGTTGGACGACACCGCTCGGCAGTACTCCGACATCTACGAGGCGGTGCGCCGTCAGCGTCGGCCACCGAAGGAGGAAGCAGGTGAGTGACGACCCGTGGGCCGACCCGCGCGCGCAGCGTTGGCTGAAGCACGTCAAGGACGTGGTGGTCCCGATGGTCGAAGGAGTCAACGCCTTCGTCTCCATCGCCCCGCACGGCGAGCCCGACGTGAAGTTCTGCGTCGAGCTGGGCCTCGGGATCATGTACGGCAAGCCGATCATCGTCGTGGCGCGAGAGCGCGCCGATGTACCGAGCGGGCTGTGGATGATCGCCGAGGCCGTGCTCATCGGGGACATGACCGACCCGGTGTTCCAGGCCCGCATCGCCGAGACGATCAAGGGGGTGGCGCGTGACTAAGTGCTACGACGACGACAACCTCAACGATGAGCTCGCCGTGGAACTGGAGGCCGAGCGGGCGCTGGCCGACGACCTGATGGACGTGCTCAGCCACATGGTCGTCGGGTGGGAGAACGTCATCGGGCACGACCTGGCTCAGCACCCCTCGGTGCTGCGGGTGGCGGCGCGGTACCGGGAAGCGCGGGGGCGATGAGCGCCGAGTGGGTGATGACATTCGTGATGGTCGCCTGCCAGTTCGTCATCGTGATGTTCTGCTGGCGCAAGCCGAAGTGGATGGCTGTCGCCATCGGCGGGTGGTTCCTGATGAACATCCTCACCGAGGTGCTCGGCGCGGTCAGCGGGACAAGGGCCACGCCATGAGCATCTTCGACTGGCCGGTGGACAAGCCGGCCCACGAAGCGATCGGCGAGGCCATCGGAGCGGCGTCGATGTGCTGGATCCCCTCACCGGCCGATGTCCGTTCCCAGATGGTGTTCGACTCGACGCGCGCGGCGCAGATCGCGCAGGAACTGGAGGACCTGTTGAAGCGGAAGCTATGGGTGGAGCCATGAGGTACGACGACGAGGCCAGCGCGCTGATCATCGACGACGACTTCGCCCTGCCGGCCAAGTTCTTCATCAACGAGCACTACGAGTATCCGATCGGCACGTTCCGCGACCCGTCCCGGCAGCTGACCCAGGAGACGCGGGTGTTCCGCTGCACCTTCGAGAACCGGTGGTCGCTGTCGATCATCTGGGGGTCGATGACCTACTGCGTCAACCACGACCACCCGCACGGCGACTGGCGGGGCAACACCTCGCCGGAGTTCGTCGAGGAGCCGAACACTGTCGAGGTCGGGATCATCATGCCCGAGACGCGGGTGCGCCCGGCGACCAAGATCGACGTGGATGACCTGCCCGGGTGGACGGGGCCGTCCGAGATGCCCGAGCGGGAGTACGAGCTGTGGGGCGATCCCATCGGCTGGGTCGACGCGGCCGGGCTGCGCTTCCTGGTCGGGGTGGTCTCGCGCTTCGACTCACACACCTGGACCGAGCCAGAGGAAGGTCCGTACCTGGAATGCACCGACGGGGTCTACCGCCTCGTCACCACCGACGAAAGGAACGCCCATGAGGAAGGTCTGGAAGTACACGCTGACCCCGGAGATAGCGACGCGGATCGACGGGGGTGACCCGCGGGTGGTCCACGTCGGGATCGACCCGATCTGGTTGAACTCGCCGCTGCGCAATCGACCGGAGGCCAACGTGCCGACGGTGTGGGTCGAGCTGGAGCCGGAGGTGCCGTCTGATCACCTGACCCTGGTGTTCGTCGGGACAGGGCACTCGATCCCGTGGAGCGACTACCAACACGTCGGGTCGTGCATCTCGCCAGCGGGCCTGGTGTGGCACGTCTACGACATCGACCGACAGGTGAGGTCGTTCCGTGGCTAGGCGCAAGATCGTCACGCTCCACACGCCGATGATGTTGAAGCTGTTCACGGAGATCCTCGACGTGGTGTCCGAGAAGTACCCGAACGCCGTGGTCGAGGGCGGCGAGGACTACACCGTGTGGACCGAGCCAGCGTCGCCCCCGCTCAGCGGGACAGGAGTCGTGCCGTGCTCGACATGAGCCCGTGGGCAGACTTCGCCATCACCCTCGGCGTGGCGGCGCTTCTGCTGTGCGTTGCGCTCGGCATCGGGGCATGGTTAGAGCAAGGCGGCAAGTCAGACCCGGAGGACTACTCAGATGATGAATAGCGCGGTGCGCGTGTTCCTGTTCCTGCTCGTCGTGGGCGTCACCGCGACCGCCGTGGCGACCGCCGTGGTGTGGTACATGCGCCAGGAAGTGATCGAGCCCTACCGGGGACCGCGATGAGCGCCGCCTCCTACGGCTCTCAGCAGCTTCGTACGGGCGGGGCGCGGCGCGGGTACCGCCCGGGCTGTTGCGCGCTCCTACGGGGCGTACAGCGGCCCGCCCACGGGGCGACAGGCCCCCGCGCGGGGGCCGCGTAGCCTCCCCCGATGCGCATCTACATCCCCAGCCTCGACAGGCCCGGCAACGTGCCGGAGATGCAGGCACAGGCCGGGATCGCCGAGCTCGTCTGGTTGGTGCCCGAGGACCAGGAGCAGGCCTACCGGAAGGCCGGAGCCAAGAGCGTGATCACGGGGCCGCGCGACAAGCCGAGCAAGATCAACGCCATCCTCGACGCCTACCCGGACCAGTGGCGGGTGTTCTCCGACGACGACTGCCGCCGCCTGACGATCCTCAACGACAGTGGAGCTTCGGTGCGTTGCACGCTCGGGCTGGCGGCCTCGGAGTACATCGCTGTCGGCAACCGCCGGCGCGACCACCTCGTCGCCATGCCGAACATGAGCAACGCCCACTTCGCCGCCCGGCGGGTGAGCGACTGGGGCTCGACGGTCGGGTGGTTCTTCGCCGTGGCCCCGGACACCGAGTGCCGGCTGGACCCCGAGATGCCCTACGGGGACGACGTCGACTTCGCCTGCCGGGTGTTCATGCGCTACGGCCGCATCGCCCGCGTGGGGTGGATCATCGGTGACTACCGATACGGCGACCGGGACAGCCACTTCCGCGTCGAGCACATGGCACAGAACGATGTCCACCGTGCGCTGATCGCTCGCTACCCCGGGCTGTTGCAGTGGAAGAACGACGCGGTGCTCGGGTTCCGCAGGGTGAAGGCGTGACCGACCACTGGCGCATGTTCAGCGAGTTCGCCCGCTACGAGAAGGCGGTCGGCGGTCCGAGCGCCCACCTGTGCATGGTCGCCGGGATGAGCCGCGGGCTGCCGGTCGACGAGCAGGTGTGGCGGGCCGGGTGCTACGCAGCGGTCTACAACACGGGCTCGGGGATGGCGCTGTGGAGTCACCTGAGCCGGGCCGAGGTGCTGGCGATGGACGAGGGCGAGTTGAGCAACGGGCTCGCCGACTGCTGGGAGGGCCTGCCGATGCACCGCCACCGCCGCGCCATCCGCACCCCCGAGAAGATGGCGCGCTACCTCCGCTCGTACGCCCTCGCCTCACGGGACTGGCCCGACCGCGACTGGTGGGTGGGCTCGGCGACCCCGGCCCGCTACGAGGACGCCTGGCGTGAGGTCAACGCCGTCTACGGGGTCGGGCGCTACATCGCCATCCGCATCCTCGAGCTGTTCTCCCGGTTCGGCGCGGGCACCGCCCTGCACGACATCCGGGCGCGCGACGCGTGGTCCCCGCGGCGCACGCTGTCGCTGCTCTGGCCGCAGCACACCCGGGTGCTCAGCGATGACCAGTCGTTGCGCGGGGCGGCCACCGCCGAGTCGATCGCCAACACCACGCTGGCCCGGGTGCACGAGGAGTACGGCGTGTGGCTCAACCACTACGAGTTGCAGGTGTTCACGTGCGAGTACCACCAGTCGATCGACAACAAGCGGCAGTTCCCCGGGCGGAGCATCGACGGCGAGGGGCAGGCGCTGCGCAAGGTCGAGCCGTACTGGGGCACGGAGGTCACCGCGGCGGGGTGGGCGGTGCGGCGCGAACTGTTCCCGGAGGTGTCGCTCGGCGAGGTGAACGGCTGGACCACCCGCGACGAGCTCATGCCGGTGGCCGCCGAGCGGGGCTACACGTGGAGCGACCTCGTCTACGACTACAACGCCACGACCGACCTGTCTGTTCCGGTGCGGCGATGAAGACTCTCTACGACGTGGGCGAGGGGCGGGTGTTCATGGCCGCCGAGATGCTCCGCTTCCCCGCCGCGCCCAAGCAGGCGGCGCTGCGCGAGCGAGGGATCACGATGGTGGTGAACCTGTGGCACGGGCGCGACGACGAGATCGCCGAGGTCACCGAGTACCTCCACGCGCCGCTGTCGGACGGGAAGCTGAGCGACGGGCACCTCGCCCACCTCGACGCCCTGGCCACCCTCGCCGCCAGGCATCTCGGCGAGGGCGGGACGGTGCTCTGCCAGTGCCAGGGCGGGCGGAACCGCTCAGGGCTGCTCGCCGGGTTGACGCTGTGCTACTGGCTCGGGATCAGCGGGAGCGATGCGCTGGAACGGGTGCGCGCCGGGCGCGGGGCGGTGGCCGTGGGCAACCATCACTTCGCCAGGTGGCTCGCCAGCATCCCGGCGAGCTCGGCAGCGGGCAGCGTCCCGTCGTAGCGGACGTGCGGCCAGCGGGCGATGAGGTTGTCCACCTTGGTCATCCGCCCCTTCCACCACGGCTCGTTCTGCAACGGCTTGCCGAGGCGGTCGGCGCGCTCGGCCATGCGCTGGCGAGCGACCTCGACCGGCGTGTCGAGGTAGATCACTGTGAGCTCGGGGACAGCGGCGAAGAACTTGCCGTTGGCCAGGCGGTCGCCCTCGCCGAGCACCTCGTCGACCTGCGTGGTGTAGCGGGTGCGCCATATCCACTCGATCACGGTGGGCTGGATGCTCATGCTCAGCGCGTCGGTCCCGCCAAAGCCGTCGCGCCGCCGACCCAGCGCCACCAGCCAGCCGTAGTCCGTGTGGGCGAAGGGCTTGTCGCGCTCGACCCCCGACAGCAGCAGGCTGTCCACGGCCCCGTCGGTCATCGTCGTCTTGCCGCAGCCGGGCAGCCCGATCACGTAGGTCAGGCGAATCGCTGGACCTTCTTCTTCACCTTGAACCCGGCAGCCCGGGCGTCCTCAGCTTCCGTCGCGTGCAGCGCGGCGCGCCGGGCCTCCTGGCTGGGGTCGGCGCAGCACTTGCGCATCCCGGTCTTGGCGTAGGTGACGAGGCTGTAGCGGAAGCCGCCGGGGTGGGCCATGCGCAGCCCGGTGACGCCGTGGACGACCGACTGCCCGTCGAAGATGGTGATGCTGCCGTGGGGCACGCCGAGGTAGGTGTCGTAGTCGGCGAGGTGGAGCAGCCCACCCTCGACCTGCCGCCGGCACACGAGCATGGCCGACCAGCTGGTCGAGATGTTGGCCTGGTCGCGGTGGTACGGGAGGCTCACCGTCTTGTTGATGATCCCGCTCGACCACGGCGTGCCGTTGATCAGCCAGGCCGGGGCGATGTTGTCGCTGACGCGCTGGGCGGTGAGGTCGTGGACGTCGCTGGCGTGGGTGCGAAAGACGTGCTCGGCAATCTCGCAGAAGCGGCCGATCTGGTCCATCGCCTTCGGGTACTCGCTGTTGAAGATGCTCCGCGAGCAGCCGTACCGCCGCCGCATCGGGACCGGGGGCTGGTAGCCGAAGGTGCGGTGCGTCACCGCCATCCCGTTGAGGCGCGACGTGGTGCTGGCGTTGTTGAACACCTGGTCGTCCCACTTCACCTGGCTCAGGGATGCGGCGAGGTCGGTGGCGAGGTCGGTGGCGCAGACGATGTGCACCGCGACGACCTTGCCCGTCTCGGCGTCCGTGATGGCGACGTTGCCCCGGATGATGCGGCTGTCCGGGCCGGGGTCGGGGGCGTGCGGCTTGATCAGCCGGTTGCCGCAGTTCGGGCACAGCCGGCGCGGGAAGTACGGCACCATCGCCCCACAGGACAGGATGCGCCGCTCCCAGCGGTCGGTGACGCCCTCGGTGTACGCGCAGGGGACCAGCGGCTCGCCCCGGGGCAGCGTCAGCCGGGGGATGGCGCTCTGCTCACGCTGCACTACGGCTCGACGAGCTTCAGCCCGGGCTCTTCGTCGGCATCTTCCAGCGCCTCGACCACCAGCCGCTCCACGACGTCGGCGTTGGTGTCCATGCCCCACAGGGCGCGCAGGCGAGCGAGCCCTTGGGCGACGGGCTCGTAGCGGGCGAACTCGTACGGCAGGATCAGGCTGCGGATGTCGAGCTCGTTGTAGGCGTCGATGCGATCCTCGGGGATCACGCCCTGGCGGATGCCACCGACGATGGCGTCGCTCTCCACCGATTGCAGGAGCAGCTCGTAGGCGGCGCGGTCGTAGCCGGTGCCGTCGAGGCCCTCGCTCTCGACCAGTCCCTTCAACAGCCCGAACAGTGCCTCGTCGTCGTAGAAGGCGAGGTCGCTGGTGCGGTTGTCGGCCAGCAGGATGCGCGTCGCCGTCTCGTCGTCAGCGTCGACCCAGAACCCGGGGATCGTGTCGTGCCCCTCTTCGACCATCACCCGGTACCGAGTGTTCCCGGCGATGACGGCTCCGGTCGAGCGCTGGACGAGGATGGCCCCGAAGAAGCCGTTGCGGGCGATGCTCTCGCCCACGGACTGGTCGTCGCCGCGCCGGGGGTTCTCCGGGTGCTGGTGAATCTTGTCGACCGGGATGGCCGGGTCGAACTCCTGGTCCACGATGTTCATCGCGCTGCCTTTCTGTTGCGAGCGACCAGCTTCTGCACGGCGTCCTCGCCAATCGGATCGCCGCCCGCCGCCACCGATGCCCTGGTGAGACGGGCGGCGATCTCGACCTGGGTCATGCCATCACCGTAGAGCTTGACGATCAAGCGCTTCCGCCTCTCGTCGGCAAGCACACCCTGGGTGACGGTGCGCTGCACGCGCTCGAGGTCACGCTCATCGTTGGTGCGCGGTGGGCGGAGTCCGTTGCTGCTCATGTCTGGCCCCTGATCGATGCGTTGAGAGTGCGGAGAGCGTCGAGATGCGCCCGGAGGGTCAGCAGGTACTCACGCTTGGAGTTGCGTGCCGCCGTGGCGATCAGGTGCGTCCTGTGCTCATCGGCACAGTAGAGGTCGGCCCGGGCCGCTCGTTCCCCGACCGTCATCTTCTCGCCGTGCTGGATCACCGCCAGCATCGCCGTGGCGGCCTGCTTGCGGTAGTCAGCCTCGGCCTCGGCGGCATCGCGGGCGAGGGTGTCGTACTCCTCGGTGTGAATCTCCATCGCGTCGATGACGTGGGCGATGCGCTCTTCGACCTCGACCTGCGTCAGCGGCCGGGTGTGGCGGGTGTCGGTCATGGGTAGGCCCTCGATCCGAGATAGCCACAGTGGACCTGATGCATGCGTAGACCCTTCGCCGTGATCACCTTCCCGCACTCGCAGCGCCGGTGCTCGCGGTGCTTGATCATCCACTTGCCGTGCATGTAGCCGCTGCCTCCGCAGTCGGGGCAGGCCAGCTTTCCTCCTGAGTTGGTGCGCGGCCAGAGGCGCGCCGCCTCGGTCATCCACTCGCCGTCGGTCATGGCTGCTCCTGTGGGGTCATCCCGTCCTTGCGCCAGTCCTTGGCCTGCGGACAGGTGGCGAAGTGTGAGAGGTAGGCGAGCGGCACGTTGCGCGGGATCGCGGCGCGGTTGGCCGCCACGTTCATCACCGGGGTGCCCGCCTGCCAGTGGTCGACCCACATGTTGCCGTTCTCGGCAGGCTCGGGGTCGATGGGAGCTCGGTTCATCTTCGGCGCGACGTAGACCCAGCGGACGGGGGCGTGGCAGGAGCGGCAGCGCGACGAGGCGTTCACGGCAACCACTGAATCGAGTTGGCCACGGCGGCGTGGAGTTGGGCAACGGCCTCGGGGCCCTCGCTCTCGGCCACCGCCTGGATGCGCGGCAACCCGGTGTCGAGCGAGTCCTGCACCTCGGCGCGCGTCGCCGTGCGGCCCTCGCAGAACCACTGCGCCCCGACGATGTTCGAGAAGCGGATCAGCTGGCCGTTGGGCACCCGCTCCACCCACCAGCGCTTGACGGCGAACAGTCCGGTCACGCCGGGGTTGCGCATGATCGCCTCGCCGCCGATGACCCCGGTGTTGTCGGGCAGTCCTGTCTCGCGGCGACCCTTGCTCGGGTTGCTCAGGAACGGGCAGGCGCGGGCGCTCCACATCGCACAGCCGGGGTGGGCCGGGGGCTCGGCGCTGACGCGGTTGACGAGGCACATCGGCCCGGCGACGAAGGTGTGGGGCTCGGCGCTCATCACCTCGACCTTGCCGAGGCGCTCCTGTGAGCTCGGCAGCTTGTGGCCGCACACCCAGCACAGCCGGCGCTTGATCGCGGTGCGGTAGTTCGTCTCGTTCATCACCCGGAAGTCGGGCTTGCCGTCGATCCACTGGACGAAGAACGGCACCGGTCGCCCCACGTCGTCGCGGGGTAACAGCTTCATCGTGGTGGGCATGTCGGCGGGGAGTTGGATGGTGGGCATCAGGTTCCTTTCAGGGGCTCGATGACTATCTCGTAGCGGATGTGCTTCGTCTCTTTCAGGTGGCGGTCCTCACTCGCCATCGTGGTGAACTGCTCGCCGCAGGTCTTGCAGATCGTCAGGTACGGGCCTTTGGCGGTGCTGCGGTCCTTCTTGCGCCCCGCCGGCACTGCCGCGCCCATCGCCCGGGCCTGGGCCGGGGTCACGTTGACGGGCATACCACCCACACGATCGTCCGCCGCCCGCTGTTGGTCTTGGCGCGCTGGCCGCTGTCGATCACCAGGCCCATGTCGACGAGCTCGCTGCGCCGCGTGCGCAACCCGGAGGGTGACGCCACGGTGGACAGCTTGTGGCCGATCTCCGTGTCGGTCAGACCTTCGGGGAAGCGCTTCAACAGGTCGAGGATCTTCATCCGGGTCTCGGTGATCTTCACCGCTCGCAGGCTCTTGGCTGCTTCGTGGCTCGTCTCGGGATCGGTTGGGCGCGCCAGGGTGAACGGGTCAGGAGGGTCGAAGAGGCTGTCTTGGCTCATCAGTTCCTTTCTCGAAGGCCCCCCGGGCCTTCCCCCTATTCTAGCCGGTGCCGCCGGGTGGCGGGGTACCCGACGAGCGGCGGATGACACCAGCCGCTTCGGCCCCAGCACGGTCCCGCTCATGGGCCCAGGTGTGGTGGCGCGGGCAGAGCACCAGCAGGTCTTCCAGGCGGTCCTGGCCCCCGTGTGATCTGAGCAGGGCGTGGTGGACGTGCAGCCCCTGCGAGCACCTGATGTCGGTGGCGAACCCGAGGTACGGAGCCTGGCACCTCTCCCGATCCCGAGACATCACCGCCTCGTACACCTCTTTGGGCATTGGCCCCTGTTTCTTCCGCACTCATACATTGTAATGCAGGGCCAGCGTGGTGGGGCTATTTGATGCCCAGGCTCTCCATAAGCTATACTCTTGGATAGCCCCAAAGGCCAGCCGGGACGCGGAAGCGCCCCGGGAGCTCTGAGGTACCGGGGCGCTTAACCGATCTTGGAAGGAGGTCAGTCTAGTGCGATACAACACCACCCCTTGCCCGGGATGTGGGTTGCCGGTCGTGATCTTGACCCATCGCCTGAACCCGTCGAAGGGAAAGTACCGATCCAATCGGGGAGCTCGCACGGTGCGCGCCCGGGAGGAAACGGTGATGCGCCCGAAGGATGGAGGCGACTACAAGATCGACATTGCCGGGGTGCCGCACAAGGTGCGCAAAGGCAATGGTGAGTACGTCCTCCACACCTGTCGGGCCAAGCCGCAGTTGCCGGGTGGCCGACCGACGATGGGGTTCCGCCTGGATTGACCCATCCCAAACACGCGTCACCAACTGAACAACGCGAGGCGGGGGGACAACCGCTCAACAAGGGTTCCATTCCGAGTGATCGCTCGGGCCGGTGAAGGCAGACCCGGACGGCCCGCGACGCAGATGAGGCGATCACCTATCCCGGTCCTGACGCCGCGAGTAATTCCCGCAGCGTGGCTCTCAATGCAGAGCTTCTCCCGTCACAGGGGGGGGCTCTGCCCGGTACCGGGCTGGGCCCCGCGCCGGTACCACGGTGCGTGCCGGGGGCTTGCGCGCCCCCGCACCTGCGCCCCGGTAGCGCGTGAGTAACAGAGGCCGCGAGGAACGTGAGTGGCTTGCAATACGCGCGCGCGGTAGGCCCGTCAGCGTGTTGGAGGCAGCAGCAAGACGACGGTGGTGGTCGTGGTCGGGCCAGGTGGGAACGGTCCGTCCGGGTTGGCGCAGGCACTCGACTCAGGGGGGTAGCTGACGAGCACAGGGCCGGCGGTCGGGTTGACCTCGTAGGTCAGGAAGATGCCTTCACGGAGGAAGGCGTCGCTCGGGTCTTGCACCCAGAAGCCGTCGCTGTTGAGGTTCCACCCCGGCACGTTGGCCACGGAGCCGTCGGGATTGACATCCGTGCCGGGGTAGAGCACATCCACCGTCGCGCCGGGCTGGTACACGACCGACTCGGTGCCGACCACGATGGCGTTGACGTCGCGGAACGTCAGGGTGCCCACCTGCCCGGCCAGGCTCGGGAAGCCGGGCGTCTGGAAGGTGATGCGGATGGTCGGCACCTCGTTCACGCAGACCGTGCCCGCGGCTCCGAAGGTGAACGTCTCAGGGAGCGTCGTGGAGGTCGACGTGGTCGTGCTCGAGGTGGTGGTCGTCTGCACCTCGGACGTCGGGCTCACCGTCGTGGAGGTCGTCGTTCCCGGCACCGTCGTGGAGGTCGTTGAGGCCGCCGTGGTCGTCGTCGCACCCGTCCCCGTAGTAGTGGGTGCGACCGTCGTCGTCGTCGTGGACGGGGCGGTGCTCGTCGTGCTCGTCGAGCTCGTCGAGGTGCTGGTCGACGTTGGCGGGGACGTGGTCGTGGTGGACGTACCCGGCACCGTCGAGGTGGTCGTGGTCGTCCCGCCGGTCGGGTTGGTCGTGCACGTCTCTCCGATCGGACACTGCGGCACTGTGGTCGAGGTCGAGCTGCTCGTAGTCGAGGTTGTAGACGAGGTCGTAGGCGCGGTGGTGGAAGTGGTCGTGCTGGGCGCGGTAGTGGAGGACGTCGTTGGCGATGTCGTGGTTGTACCCGGAACCGTCGTGGTTGTGGTCGACGGGACGCACGGCAGGGTCGTCGTCGTGGGCGACGGATACCAGTTCAGCGACTCCCACCAGGACGGCTCCTCCGGCACGCACGGCTCGGTGGTCGTGGTCGTCGGCGCGACGGTCGTGGTGGTCGGCGGGGTCAGGAGGCACTCGGCGGCGGATGGCTCGGGCTGGCCGGTGTCGAAGGCGATCACCCGGGAGCGGCCCTGGGCGTCGGCGAAGAACGAGCCGATCAGCCCGTCCCAGCCGGGGATGGCGTTGACCGACACGCTGATCGGGTTCTGCCCGGTCTGCAACCGCTCGTCATCTCCCGGCGTGCCGACGAACTTGCACACGAACACCTTCTTGGGGGCCGTAGTGGTCGTTGTCGTGCCCGCAGTGGTCGTTGTGGGCCCGCTGGTGGTCGTTGGGGCCGCGGTAGTGGTCGGTGCGGCTGTCGTGGTGGGCGCGGCCGTGGTGGTCGTGTAGGCGTGCGTGGTGGTCGTGTAGGCCGGGTGCGTCGTGGTCGGCGCGGCGGTTGTCGTCGGGACCGTCTGCGGGTTGGTCACGACCACGGTCGTCGTCGGCGCGGCGGTCGTCGGAGCAGCGGTCGTCGGAGCGGGAGTGGTCGGCACCGTCGTCGGGCCGCACTCGCTCTCGAGGTAGTCGTCCGGAGCGCACGTCCACGCCGTGGTCCTCTCGGCGAGCGTGATCGGCACCGCCATTGCAATGACAGCAGCACCGATAGCGATCAGACGAGATTTCACGCCGTCATCTTGGTCGACGGAGCGGGAGTTGCGCGGAAACCGTCATCCGAATGCAACACGCGCGCGAAGGGCGGGCAGGGCCACTCGCCGGCGAAATGAGTGCGGATGTGGAGGGGCTTGCCGGGGAGAGTCCGCCGGGCCTCGCACTCCTGGCCACAGTGCGGGCAGATCGAGGGAATCCACGGCTGACGGTGCCGCCCATTTCCTTCCCGTGACCTGGCCATGCACACAAGATATGCACACCACGCCCACAGGCGGGCACCAGATGTAGGGCTAGCCGTCCCAGGTGTACCGCGCTAGAATAGGGGGCGAGAGCTTGTTTCCCGCAGGCTTATGAAAGGAAGGATGGAAGAGATGGAAATCCCAAGGTCCGTCGTCGAGACGGATCACCGCTTGGAGGGAGCCCACGACCGGGCTTCGGAGGAGCTCGCCCAGCACCGCTGGCAGTGCATCCTCAACCCCGACGGGCCGCGCTACCCCATCCGGCAGTACGCCCGGGCTGTGGGTCGCAACTACGCCACCGTCGCCCGCTACGCCAAGGGGTGGGCGCTGTACGTGGAGCGCCAGGCCAGCGGCCCCCGCGCGGGGGCCGCGTTCACGTTGCAGGACGCGATCCGTCAGTCGGAGATGAGCGCCGAGAACCAGGAGTTCGCCGAGGCGATTGCCGAGGGGTCGGGCAAGCCCGTCGCCCAGGTGAGCCGCGGCGACAACCGCCACAAGATGCACGAGATCGTCGGGCACGCCAAGGAGCGTGCGGAGCGCCGGGGGACGAACCCGGTGGACGAGGCTCGCAACATCGCCACCCACCAGCGCCAGAGCAAGGAGATGGACGAGCGCAACCGCAAGGCCAAGGCCAAGGCGCGCTCGTTGCGTTTCGTGGAGATCGAGGGCGACCTGGCCGCGGCCAAGCGCCGCCTGCTCCACGCGCTGCGCACGGCCGAGGGGGTCGGGTTCGCCGAGGAAGAGATGGAGCTGATCCGCGACACGATCAGCACCGTCCAGGCGATCCTGCAACTGCTCGACCTGCGGATGGCCGGCACGCCGGACGTCGACTGGGACGGTGAGCTCCAGAAGTTGAGCGCGCAGTGAGCCGGGAGACGCGGCGTATCGACCTGCTGACGTACGCCATCGCCAACCCCGGCGGGATCACGGTCGACGACATCATGGCCGAGTTCCACTGGGACCACGGGACCGCCAACAAGGCGATCCACGACCTCCGGCTGTGGCTCGGCGACTTCGACACGATCAACTTCCCCTGCGACCCACAGGGCCCGCGACAGCGCTGGCTCTATCGCCTCGTCGGCACGCTCGATGGGGTGCGCGGGTGGGTGGCCAACCGCATCCTCGACGCCGAGAGCCGTATCCGCACGATCCACGCCATGGTGGCGAGCATCGTGTCGGCGACGGACGGGCGCAGCAAGGCGGGCAAGAAGGTTCGCACGATGGAGGTGGCCCTGCGCCACCTGATCGAGAACCTGGAGCTGATCGACGCCGAGGACAGCTGACCGGATACAGCGCCCCCCGGGCAACCGGGGGGCACCCACGTTCTTGAAAGGAACCGACAGATGAACACGACGATGATGGAGAGGCTGCGCTACCGCGGCCCAGAGATAGACGACCTGGGCGTGAAGGTCGAGCGCTTCGAGGTCAAGCCCGAGGACGAGATGGACTTCGGGCAGTGGCTGAGCCACCTGATGCACGAGAGCGTCGGGCGCGGGTGCCCGCCGGGCATCTACACCGGGCTGCGAGTCGACGACGTGCTGTGGATGAGCGACACGCCCGCTGAGCGCAAGGACCATCTGGAACCGGTCGCGGCGAGCGGCATGTTCCCGAACGGGACCGGCCTGGTCAACGGTCTGGGGCTCGGTTGTGTGGTGGGTGCAATGCTCGACTCACTGGAGCATGTCGACGTGGTCGAGAAGGACGACCGGATCATCGACACGGTGGGCGAGTGGTACCGCGACACCTACGGCGACCGGATCACCATCCACCACGCTGACGCGCTCGCCAAGCGCTGGCCGCGGGGACAGTACTGGTCCGTGGTCTGGCACGACATCTGGCCCAAGCTGTCCCCGGAGAACCTGCCCGAGATGGCGACGCTGCACCGTCGCTTCGCGCGTCGGTCCGCCTGGCAGGGTTCGTGGGGGCTCGAGTTCTGCCGGTGGATGCGCAAGGTGGAGGCCGACCGTGGCTGGTAGGCGGGCGCGGCTGTTCCCCGAGCTCGCAGGTTCCACGTGGAACGTCTGGTGCTCGCATGAACGGGTGCGCAACGGGGCGTGGCGCATCCTGCTCAGCGGGCTGTCGGCCAAGGTCGCCGTCGACGAGATGACGACGCGGCAGGACCGCGTCCGGCGCACCAAGCAGCCGTGCAAGTTCCGGGCGCTGATCGATGGGGAGGAGCCCTGAGTGAGAACCGTGACCAACTCGCCCGGATCATCGCCGCCGCTGAGGCAGCCGCCGCGGAGACGCGCCGGCGGGCCCATCCATGCTCTGTCTGCGGCCGCTCGATGCTCGACTGGCCTGGACGTACCCGACACTTCTCCTGCGAGCCGGGGTCGCTCGCTGGCCTGGTCTGCACCTGTCCCCCCGGGTGCAGCGGGTCGCACTGGGGCGATGGTCCGTCCCGGTGCGACCCTGACTGCGCTCCGTGTGCGATCATGCGGGGGAAGGCGCTGCCGAAGCGGAAGCGATAGCGTGTGGGCGGCACCGGGTCGGGCTTTCCTTTCGGACGTTGCTCCCTTCGGGTTGCAGCTTCGTTTGGTTCCTTTCAACCGGCCCGGTGCCCTCCACACGCTGGCGCTTCCGCCTCCTGGCGGCTATGATGGTGGGTACCTGAAAGGAACCGATGATGCCTGATGAACCCGTTGATCGCGCGCCCGCCGGAGTAGCCCTCGGCTGCCTGGTGGAGTTGCGCTCCGTACCCGACTGGACGACCGGCGACCTGCTCGACCGAGCCGTCGCGCTGTCCCGCTTGAAGGAGGTCGTGGCGCTCTGCAAGGAGGCGATGACCGAGCTCGAACTGAGCCTCGCCGAGTCGATGACCGAAGAGACGATGATCACCCCAGTCGGGCTCCTGCGCCGCACCGAGAAGGTCACCTCGACGTGGAAGTACGACGGGGCCGGTGACCTGTTCCGCGACGACCTCGCCAACGCCGTCGTGATGCGGGTGGCCGTCGACGTCGGCACCGGGGAGATGGACCCGGTGAAGCGCAACGTCGCCCGCGAGGCGCTGCGCGTTCTCTACGACGTGATCCCGGCCATCTCGACCGTGAAGTCCGGGGCCAAGCGCGCCATCGGCATCGACGTCGGGGACTACCGCAGCTTCTCCCGCCACTACGCCGTCGAACTCCAAGGAGGGGAACCATGATCGTTGCCAACGAGGGACAGGTGCTCGCTGCGTTCCACGCCGCGCTCGCCTCTGTCGAGGGAGTGACCAAGAGCGAGGCCGGTGGAGAGCGGGGCGGGCGAGTCATCTACTACGCCGGACTCAACGCCGTGCTCGCCGAGTGCGCCCGGGCCTGCGAGATGCACGGGCTCGCCATCGTCCAAGAGCCGACCGTGGTCGACGGGCTGTTCGGCGTGGCCACGTCGCTGATCCATGAGGACGGGTCCGTGCTCCACTTCGCCCCGATGTGCCTGCCGCTGCCCAAGGACGCTCAGGCGCTCGGCTCGGCCACGACCTACCTCCGCCGCTACTCGTTGACGGCGATCTTCGGCATCCCGGTCGAGGACGACGACGGCAAGGCCGCCACGTTGGGCGCGACGACAGCGCCGGGGCGGCGCACCGAGGCCGAGCGGATCATCCGTGAGGAAATGGGAGCGATGGACGAGGACGTGCGGCAGCAGTTCATCGACGCCTTCAAGACCGAGTTCCGGTGCAGCCTGAGCGACCTGCCAGCCAGCCAACACGGACGGGCGCTGACGTGGACCCGGGAGTGGTCGCCGACGCCACCAGTGGACGAGCCAGCAACCATCGCTGACCCGCCGACAGGCGGGTAACTACCCTGCGCACCAAGGAAGGAGAGCCATGAGCGTGAGCGAGATACACACCGAGACGTTGCACAGCGCCGAGGATGTGTGTGGCGCGGTCGGGATCACCTACCGCATCCTCGACTACTGGTTGCGCAAGGGCTACATCGTCATCGAGAACGACGCCCACGGCAGCGGCAGCCACCGGCGCTTCACGGACGACGAGCTCGACGCGGTGCGCAAGCTGTTCGCCCGCTACGAGGCGATCCAGGCCGACCTGGCCGAGATCGCCGACGGCACGGCCTGGTCGATGATTCGAATGCTCCAACTGAAAGGAAACGACGATGACGAACCCACTGTCAGAGAGCGACATCCAAGCGCTCGTCGGACGGGCTGAGGCAGAGGCGCAAGCCGAGCTGCCGGATATGCCAGCGGCGGTGGTCGAGGTCGACCTGCCGCCCGACCGCGACGAGCGGCCTTACGAGACGGCCCGCAACACCCTCAGCGTTGCCCTCGACCTGACCCGCGAGCGGCTGGCCGAGCGACGCGCTCACCGCGACGACGTGAACGCCGAGATCAAGCTGCTCGTGGAAGAGGCAGAGTTGCTCGACCGCATGTGGCGGATCGCTGCTGCCGCCGCCAAGAAGGAGAGCTGATGGACGACTCGATCGCTTCCCCCGCCGACCCGGAGATCGACATGACCATCGCCGGTGGTGTGCCGATCCCGCTGATGGCGGTGACCCACAACGAGGCGGGCGATCTGGTGATCACGATCCCCAAGGAGACGCGCGCCGGTGACCTCATCATGAGCCTGCTCAACGGGCTACGGACGTCGTAGCGCACGGGCAGTAGGCCGTCGTCGGGGGAGCCGTGCCCCCGGGGGCGGTCCCCGTGCTCGGCCCGCCGCCTGGGGCGGTCGTAGAAGCTCCTGGAAGGCTGCTGGTCGAGGTACCGGCCCCGCCCCCGCCCGCGGTAGTGGACGGCCTCCCAGCGGTCGTAGAGGGGCCGCTCACAGCCGTCGAGGTACCGCCCCCGCCCCCCGGCGCTGTCGTCGTGGTGTTGCCGTTGCCGTTGCCGTTGTTCCCACCCCCGCCACCGTTGCCGCTGTTGCCGTTGTCGACCGTGGTCGGGGGAAGCGTGGGGCAGGTGAGCTCGGAGGCAGCGTGAGTCGTGGCGTCATCGACGGCCGTGGCGACAGCGGTGAACGTCAGCCCGGCGCTGATCACGAAGAAGCCAGCAGCGGCGAGGATGCGGGCGTTCATCGTCGCCGCCATCCATGCCGACGCTCGTTCACGGCGATCGGGTGGTGGTCGGGCGGGGCCGGGGCCGCAGGTGTCTCGACGCCGAGGTCGGCCAGCTGCACGCGCAGGTTGGCGGCGTAGCGGCGCAGATCGATGTACGACTGGTCGGATCGGTAGAGGTCGGCGGTGAGCTCGTCGACTTCCTGGCGAGCAGCGTTGTGCTCACGGTTGCGGAACTCTCGCATGACCAACGCCATGCCGATCGCCGCGGTGAACACTGCGCCGATGCCGGCGAAGATCGCGGTCGAGTCCACCCGTCACGTCAGAGCAGGAACAGCGCGAAGGCGATCCCGGCGACGGCGACAGCGAGGATGGCATGGGCGTAGGCGTGCCAGCCGACGCGCGCTGGTGGGTTGCCCGCTGGGCGCACGCCGGTGGCGAAGGCCGCAGCGGCGAAGAGGGCGAGCACCGTGGCGACGAGGAAGAACACGTCGGCCCAGTTGTAGTTGGCGTTGGCGATGCCGTCATCGACCGCCAGGAGGATGCTGTTCATCCCGGCTGCGCCAAGCTCTCGGCGGTCTCGATGCCGAACACCTGCTGCCAGTCGTCGCTCACCTTGGGCAGCTTGTTGATGTCGCGCACGACCGGGCGGCTGGCCTGGGTCGGGTCGTGGTAGGTCGGGCCGGTGCCCTGGCTGAGCGCCTTGGTGAGCTCGTCCGTCTCATCAGCACGGATGCGGCGCGACGAGATGCCGTCGCCGATCACGATGAGGTTCGGGTTCGAGTCGAGGCGAGAGATGAACAGCATGTTGTCCTCCTCCTCCGTTTCTGGTGGTTGTGGGGTGGGCTCGGGAGGATGGGTGCCGGCGCGCTTGCGGAGCTCGGCTCGGCAGTCGTCCTGGTTCCAGGTGCCGCTCGAGTTGATGCTCCGGGGCTTCCACGGACCCTGCACGGCCGCCGCGGTGGCTGGGTCGATCTTGCGCCCGGGACACGAAGGCTCGCACCAGCCGGTGTGGGTCATGATGTCGTCGGGCTGGTTCCCGAACAGCTCGTTCATCACCAGGGTGGCCTTGAAGTACGTGTCGATCTGAACCTGCGGCCACGGCTCGCCGACGCCGTTGTTCGCCACCTCCCAGGCCCACGTGGTGCTGTTGCCGCTGTCCTGCGGAGCGGTGCCGCGCGAGAACTTGATCGGCCCGCCCTTGCCCGCCGTGTTCGCTGCGCCGGCGGCGACCATCCACACGGAGCCGTCGCGCATGATCGTGGCGTTGCCGACGGGGGCGTCGTCACAGCCCTCGGTTTGCCAGGCCGTGTCGTTCTCGGGCGTGGTCTTGCTCGCCGTGTGGTGCCACTGGATGCCGAGCGGGGCGCTGGCGAACCCGCCGGAGCTGCGCGCCCGGGTCTTCCACCCGTCGCACTCGACCACGGTGATCCCGGCGGCCCGCAGCTTGTCCGCCGCCTCGGTGTAGTACCTGCCCGTCATCGCCAGGCCCCCTCTCGGATCAGCCACTCGGCGAGCACCTTGGCCAGCGCCTCGGCGACGGCCCGGCTGGACTCGTCGAGCTCGGCCCACGTCGGCAGGTCGTCCTGCTCGGCTCGGGCCTCATGGATCACCCGGGCCAGCTTCGCCCGCTCGCTCGGGTCGTGGCTCGTGACGAAGGCGACGATGTCCTCGCCGACCTGGAGGGCGTGGGTCTGTTCCTCGTCGGTCATGTCGAAGAAGTCGCCGATGTCGTTCCCGGCCAGGCGGCTGAGGTAGCGACGGATGCGGTGGATGCGGTAGGCGACCTGCTCGGGGGCGGGGGGCGCGTGGTCGAGCGCGTCGTCCGCTTCGAAGTCCTGGAACGCCGGGTTGGTGAGCGGCATCACTCTCCTCTCATGGCGCACACGCCAGCTTGAGCTCGTCGTAGGTGCACAGCGTGACGCGGAACGGGTTGGCCCCCGTGCCGTCGCCGGTCAGCCCGAACCCTGTCGACACCGAGCCCGCCGGGGCCTGGGTCGGGGGGCCAGGGTAGAACTTGCCGGTGGCGTCCATCGTCAGCACGTCGCCGGGGTTGCCGCCGGTGAAGGTGATGAGCGGGAGCAGGGCGCTGACGACGATGGGGTCGAGGGTTGTGCCCGACCCGCTGACGGTGAAGTCGACCTCGGTGGTGTCGGTGAACTGCACCCCGAAGCCGGACGCGCCGACCGCCTGCACCTGGAACGGGTCGGCCTCGGTGCCCGCCCCGTCGATCGTCCACTTGATGCTCGGGGTGTCGACGAAGTTGATCAGCGGGTCGAGCTTGGCCACCGCCGAGAGGATGAACGGGTCGAACTGCGTCCCGCCGCCTTGCAGCGTGATGTCGACAGACGGCGTGTCGTTGACGGTCACCGTGCCGGTGACGGCCATGATCGCCGAGACGACCCACGGCTTGGCCGACGACCCGTCGCCGGTCACGGTGGTGCCCGAGCCGGCGCGCAGGAAGCAGCCGCACTGCCCCTCGATGCATCGACACCGGGCCATCTACGGACCCGTCTCGAGCGCAGCGACCCGCAGGAGGACCTCCTGCAACGTTGCCACGACGATCGGCATCATCCGGCTCACGTCGAGCTGTTGCAGGTCCGGCCCACCGGGGTCGAACTCGTCGTCGGGTGGGAGCACGGCGTCCTTCTCGCCGGTGACCGCCTCGGGAACGTAGGGCTGGACCTCGTGGGCGATGAAGCCGTCGAACTCCAAGCCGTCAGCCTTGCCGCGCAGGTGCTTGGGCAGGAGGGCGGCGAGGCGCTCGGCGGCGTTGACCACCGGGCCGAGGTCGTCCTTGATGCGGTAGTCCGAGGTCGTGTTGTACTTGACGCCTGTCGTGCCGACCTGGGTGATCGAGCCGATCGTGAGGCCGGTCGCGCTGCGCTGGAAGAGCACGAAGATCGACCCGTCGTTGTCCATCCCGTTGGCGCTGACGTCGACGTGGCGGGCGATGAAGTTGGCGTACGAGTCCTTGTGGCTGGTGGTCGCGGTGGCCCGGCCGAGCCCGTTGCCAGCGCCGTAGATTTCCCATCCGGCGACCGCCGGGTTGGGGGCGGCCTTGCCGATCGTCACCATCATCGAGGTCGGGTTGGTGACGGCGATGACCGTGTGGTTGTTGGCCTGGAGGAACAGGTCGTTGTCGCTCTGGACGTAGAAGTCACCGGAGGCGGCGCGGATCATCCCGTGGAGCTCGCCGTTGCTGTGGTCGTAGAAGGTCACGTGCGGCGTGTTGTTGGCGTTGGTGACGTAGATGCCCTCGTTGGCGTCGGCGATCACGTCGAGGCGGTCGTTGACCTTGACCTGCGAGTCGAACGTGGCGATGCCGGTGACGTGCGAGGTGCCCTTGACGACGAGGTTCGAGTTCACCGTCAGGCTGCCGGTGACGGTGCCGCCGGTCGTGTTCAGCTTGCCGACGAGCGAGCTCGTCACGTCGTCGTCGATGGCGTTGGCGAGCGCCATCATGTCCCCGGCGACGTTGATCGGGTCGCTGTCGAGCGGGTACGGATACGAGCGGGGAGAGGTGCGGCCCGGCATCAGACCACCGACCTTTCGCTATGGAGGTCGTTCTTCATGGCCTGGCGCTCTTGCTCCTCGGCGTTGATCCACCACTCGGCCACGGCAAGCGTCTGTGGGTCGGTGACGGTGTTGACGCCCTCGGGCTGTTCCTCGGTCCGCTCGCCGCTGCCGATGAACAGCGCAAGCTCGCGATCGCAGAGGCACTGCTGGCCGGTGGCGATGCTCGAGCCCTTGCGCAGCTCGCAGTTGCCGCGCTGGGCCGGGACTCCGACCTCTTGTCCGTATGGGCACTGCATCAGGCGGTCCTCTTCCACATGTAGACGGAGATGAAGGGTGGGAGCTGTGGCATCGGGGTGCCGCTCCCGGCGCTGCCGGTGGTGCCCGCGGTGGCCGCGCCCGACGATCCGGTGAACGTCGGGAAGTCGACGGTGTGGGTGTGGTTGACGCTCTGGCCGCCAGAGTTCCCGGAGAAGGCCGGGAGATTGATCGTGGTGGTGTGCGTGTGCCCGGCCTCGGAGTCCGTGCCGTAGTTCGTCTGGGTGCCGCCGGACGAGCGAGCGAGCAGGCCGTTGGACAGCGCCGTCGGGATGTTGCTGGCGGTGACGTTGTGGGTGTGGGCAGCGCTGGTCGAGCTCGTCGTCGCCGCGCTGGCGGCGTGGTCGTGAGCGATCGAGTGGACGTGGCTGACGTCCGCCCCGCCGGTCGCCCCGGCCGGGTGGTTGTGGTCGATCGGGTGGGTGTGGGCGTACCCGGGATGGGTATGCGCCGGGAGCTCGGCGATGGTGATGGCGTGGGTCTTCTCGCCGCCAGTGAGCTCGGGGATGGCGATCGGTGGGTCGGCCGAGTCGACGCCGATGAGCATTCGCCCGGTGCCGAAGGCCACCCACGTTCCGCCGAAGATGCCCGCCGGGTTGGCGGAGAGGACGCTGATGTAGATCGAGCCGACCGGATAGGCAGAGCGCGCCGCGGCACCGTCGATCGCCGTTGCGAGGCGTTGGATGTCTCCGGCGACGTCGATGGGATCCCCGCCCACCGGATACGGCAGGCCGAGATTGGGTGTGGTCGCTGGCATCAGCGAGTCCTCCTGGTCGTGTGAACCATAGTGGTCATGGCGTCGCGGCCAGAGCCTTCTGCTCGTCGTAGGTGGCCGGGTAGTCGAACGCCGGAGCCGTCCCGGCTGGCCCGGTCGGTCCGGTAGGCCCCGCGGGACCGGGCACGGTGGAGGCTGGGCCTGTGGCCCCGACTGCGCCCGGTGCTCCGGTGGGGCCGGTCGGCCCGGTCGCTCCCGCCGTTCCTGGCGCACCCGTCGCGCCTGCCGTTCCCGGTGCCCCGGTGGGTCCGGTCGGGCCTGCGGGGCCTTGCGCGCCGGCGGTTCCTGGCGCACCCGTCGCGCCGGTCGGGCCGATCGCGCCAGCGGCCCCGGGTGCTCCGGTCGCTCCTGTGGCTCCCGTCGGGCCGGTTGGTCCGGCGATTCCCTGAGCCCCCGCCGTACCAGTGGGGCCAGTGGCACCGGTCGGGCCGGGCACCGTCGAAGCGGCACCAGTCGGTCCGGTAGGTCCGGGCACGACCGACGCTGCTCCGGTCGGCCCCGTGGGGCCTGGGACGGTCGACGCCGCGCCGGTTGGGCCGGTGGGGCCGGGGACCGTGCTCGCCGCGCCCGTGGGACCAGTCGGACCCGTCGGGCCGATGCCACCGGCCGCGCCCGGAGCACCCGTGGGCCCGGTGGGTCCGGGGACGACAGAGGCTGCGCCGGTCGCGCCCGTGGGCCCGATCGGACCTTGGTCTCCTTGCGCCCCGGTCAGGCCGATGGGTCCGGTCGCGCCGGTCGCCCCGACCACGCCCTGCGGTCCCGTCGCACCGGTCGGGCCGATGCCTCCGGTGGGTCCAGTCGGGCCGGGGACGATCGAGTCGGCACCGGTCAGGCCGATGGGGCCGGTCGGACCAACGGCACCCGTCGCCCCGGTGAGTCCGGTCGCGCCCGTCGGACCAGTCGGGCCGGTCGGGCCGCGGATCGCACCGACGTCGACCCAGGCCGTGCCGTTCCACACCCAGCCGTGGCCGGTGTCGTTGGAGATCCACATGTCGCCGGGGTTGCCGGTCGGCGGCAGGCCAGCGGGAGCAGCGGGCACCGAGCCGACGATGGTGACACCGGTCCCGGCCGCGCCCGTCTCGCCGGTCGGGCCGGTCGGTCCCACGGCCCCTGTTGCGCCCGTCGCACCCGTCGCGCCGGTTGGCCCTGCCGGTCCTGCCGGGCCGGTCGGTCCCGGGACGATGGAAGCGGCACCGGTCGCTCCGGTCGGTCCGGGTACGGTGCTGGCCGCACCCGTGGGGCCGGTCAATCCTGTCGGCCCTGTTGCGCCGGTCGGCCCCACGGGACCAGTTGGCCCGGCGGGGCCAGCGCCACCGGTTGCGCCAGTCGCACCCGCCGGACCCGCCACCCCGGTCGCGCCCGTGGGGCCAGCGGCCCCGGTCGGACCTGTGGGTCCGGTCGCCCCGCCCGATGCCGGAACCCACTGCCCGTTGACTCTGGCGTACAGGGTTCCCATCAGGCTCTCCCTCGGTCCCGGTCAGTCTTGCTCACGGCTGGTACCACAGCTCGACGTTGGGGTCGGTAGGCGGGGTGGGGCCGATCCACACCTCGTTGACCGAGCCGCCGCCGCCTCCGCCACCGCCCATGGCGCGCCGCTCCTGCTGGGTCAGCCGCTTGTCGAAGTCCTTCAACAGCCCGGTCATGGTCTCGCGGTCGACGCCGTTCCTCATGGCAGAGTCCCCGGCGGGAGGTCGGCGACCGAGCCCGGCGCAGCCACCGCGGTGAAGTTGACGACCTCGCCCTTCGGTGCCGTCTCTTCGACGCGCACCTCGTGGAGGCGGTGCCACTCGCTGACCTTGCGGCACATCCGCGTGGCCACGGCGAGGAACCAGGCTCCGGGGATCATGTCCGGGATGGTCCACGGCGCGCCGGGGAGCAGCGTCGTGTTGGCCGGGATGACGATGGCCACCGGGGCGGGCGAACGGTCGGCGATGTTGCGCGCCGCCGTCTTGCTCCACGAGGCGATCTCGGCGGCGTCGGGCGCGGAGAGGTCGGAGTCGTCGAGGTTGGTGATCAGCCAGTCGATGTCGCCGTAGAGGTCGAGCATCGTCTGCGGCGCGCTGGCCGTGCCGGCGTAGCCCTCGGTGTTGGAGACGAAGCCCTGGGTCGCGGCCTGGTTGCCGTACTCGACGATGCGCGGGAACTGCGACAGGTGATCGTCGTGCAGCGTCGGGATGATCTTCCAGCGCAGGTGGACGTCCCAGTAGTAGATGTCACGATTGACCACCGTGTAGTCGGTGCCGTTGTCCTCGGCGTACTTGTCGAAGTCCTCCCAGGTGTAGTACTGGAACGCCCCCACCTTGCGGGTGGTCGATGGCTCGTCCTCGTGGCGCACCGGGTGGAGGTGCGGGACCATCTTCCACGGGTCGCTGTTGCGGGCGTAGGTCTGCGAGCGCATCAGCCAGTCCATCCGGTCGAGCACGTTGCCGATGTTCGGGTAGCTCTGGTCGTAGCCCGTCCGCAGCACCGTGCGCTTGGCCACCCAGAGCATGTCCTCGGCGTAGACCTTCACGTTGTCCCACTCGTACTCGATGCGGGTGATCGGCCCCTGCCAGACCTCCACGCCGTCGCGCTCGATGTGGAGCTCGTGGAGGATCGTGCGCAGATCGCCGAGCAGGTCGCAGCAGTTCGTCGTGCCGACGGCGACGTAGCCCTCGGAGATGTTGTCGCGGATGCGGTTCCAGCGCACCGCCGTCGCCGGGGTCAACTCCCCGATCAGCGGCGAGCCACCGCGCCCGTAGACGAAGGCGCGATGCCTCCCGCAGGTGAACGCCACGTCACGCGCTCATCGCTTGCAAGGACACCTCGACCATCACGTCGACGGCGAGGGTTGGGTCTTGATCGAGGGTCAGCCGGTAGGTGCCGCGCGGGATCACCAGCGCCTCCGGCCGACCACCGTCGTAGGACTGGACGTAGTTGTGCAGGCGTCGCGCCTCGCCGTTGGCGTGCCCGGTGACGACGTTGCCCTCGATGTCGAGGAAAGCCCCGGCCGGGAGGCGTGGGACGATCCACCCGGCGACGAGGCTCTGGCCCTTCCACAGTCCGATCCGCAGTCGCCCCGCGCCGTCGTGGGCGAGCAGGCGGATGCGCGGGATCACCTCGTCGAAGATGACCACCCGGTCGGTGTCGATGATCCGCTCGTCGCGCAGCCACCTCATCCGGGCACCAACTCGGGCAGCGCCCACGGGTCGTGGTACGGAGTGGGGACGGGTGGGGGCGGATCGTCGATCAGCATCTCGCCGTGCATCAGCCCGACGTTGGGGATGACGTAGGGCAGTGAGTACTGCACGGGATCGGCGCAGACGATGGTGAACTCGACCTCGGCCATCGCCCCGCCCGAGTGCATCGCCGGGTGTTGGAGGATCGTCGGGCCCTCGGTGACGCGCACGTTCTTGAACTGCCGCACGTACGGCACGACGCAGGCCTCGGCGCAACAGGACCACGGCGGCGGGCCACTCTTCAGCGTGTAGTAGTGGTTCGGCCAGGCGCACCACTCGTCGGACTCGGGTGGTGGCCCGACCTTGATGTCACCGTACGTGACCGGCCAGTAGTCCGGATTGCAGGCCGGCTCCGTTCGCAGCTCCAGGTAGTTCTCGGCCCAGCACGGTCCGGCCTCGGAGGCGACCCACGGGGGTGGGCCGGTGTCGAGGCGGAAGTACGTCTCGGGCCACATCGACCACTCGCTGTCGTCGGGTGGTCCCTCCTTGATGTCCCCGTACGTGTCGGGCCAGTAGTCGGGATCGCACGCCGGTTCCAGGCGGAGCTCGCGGTAGTTGACCGCCCAGCACGGGTTGGGCCGCGGCGAGGTCTCCTGCTGACACACGCACGGGCAGCAGTCGAAGAAGGTCATCGGGTCGCCCTCGCACAGACTGACGAACGTGGCGTACTGCGCCCGCAGCCACGTGAGCCCGTACTGCAGAGCGCACTCGTCGAGGGCGATGGCGATGGCGCGCACGACGAGCGTGCGCGGGCCCATGTACGTCGGGCCGATGACGCCGCCGCCGGTGAGCCCCATCGTCACCGACGCCTGGCGGGTGGAGTTCTCCGCGCCCGTCACCTCGATGCCGATGACGCCGAGGAACCCGCCGGAGTCGGGGTTGGCCGCGGTGTACCACGGAGCGGGGTCGGCGACCGGGGAGACGAAGCCACCAGCCGAGCCGGGCATGATGATCAGTGCTTCGGGGCAGGTGTCGCACTCGTTGAGCCAGCAGATGCCGGCGTTCTCGGCGTAGGAGTAGGCGCGCTGGTTGTTGACGATCTCGTGGAGTTGCTGCCCGGCCATGAACGGGTCCTCGGTGCCGATGGTGATATAGCCGGGGTACACGGTTCCTCCTAGCCGACCATCGCCGCGGCGCGGTTGAGGGTCTGCACGGCAACGGCCTCGGGGTCGGCGCTCGTCAAGGTGAAGTACTGGTTGATCGGGCGCGGCATCCGCGACACGTTGCCCTCGGTACGCGCCGGGTGCTCGCCGCGCAGCAGTGCCGCCATCTCGCGGACCTCGGGGCTGACCCGGTTGAGCGGAAGCTGCAACGGGATGATCGCCTCGGCCAGCCCGCGCTCGCCGACGTGGACCATCTGGTCGCCGGAGACGATGCGCCCGGCCATCGCGTCGACGGTGGAGTTGCGGGTGACGGCATTGGTGGTGATGGTGACCGTGCGGTCGCGTGTCGCCATCAGGTTCGCCTGCACGTTGTCGATCTGCTGCATCACCAGCGCGTAGCCGTCGAGCTTGACCTTCGGCGAGGCGACCATGCCGCTGAGCCCGAGCATCTCGCGCTGGAGGGTGTCGAGCTTGGTCTTCACGCCGTCGTAGTCGGTGACGTTGATCGTCGGGTCGACGACCTTGTCGTTGATGGCGTCGAGCTGCTGGCCGACCACTCCGAGCGCCTGGATCACTGTGACGTAGGTGCTGATCTGGACGATGGGGTCGGCCACCTTCTTGCCGAGGGTGTCGACGTCTCCGCTCACGCCCTCCACCTTGGTCTTGGCGTCGGCCACCCCCTGAACCTCGACGCCCGGCTTGACCTTCTTGTCGTCGAGGTTGTCGAGGTCAGTGCTCGTCTGCTGCACGGCAGCAGCGGCCGGGGCAACGCCCTCGGTGCTGACGTAGGGGTTTGCCTCGTCCTCGTCGAGCACCTGCATCTGAGCGTGGATCGCCGCCCCATGTTCCTCCGCCGGGGTGATCCCGTCGATGAACACGTACGGGCGCGCCTCGACTCCATCCAGCTCGTCGGCGTCCATCTTGGCGGCGCGGAACTTCTCGCTCGCCGCGACGATCTCGGTGGTGACGACCTGGGGCTCGATGTGCGTGCCGTTGACCTCGTTGATCAGATCGATGAACTCCTGGCTGGTGACGAGCGCCGGATTGAGACCCAGCTGCTCGAACTCGGTGATGACCGGATTGCCGGCGTCGTCGTAGAGCACCGTCAGGTCCTCGACGTTGAGCATCGCGTCGAGCAGGCCCGGGTTGCGGACGATCGTCTCCATCGACTCCGGCGTGCCGAGCAGGGTGTCGATGTAGTCCGACGCCGCCTCCTCGCTGAGCCCGAAGCCGACGAGGTTGTCCTGCATCTGGTCGCGCATCGACTGCATGTTGTTGGTGATCTCGGTGACGCCCAGGCCACCCTCGATGCCCGCTTTGCCGACGCCGATGATCTGGTCGGCCATCTCGAAGGCCACGTCTTGGAGGGCGCGCCCGGCCTCGTTGGCGAGGTTGAATCCGGTGGCGATGTGGTCGTTGGCGTCGACCACGTTGTTGCTGGCGTCGACGACCCGCTCCGACCAGCCTTCCATCGTCTCGGAGTTCTCGTCGGCCTTGCCGGTCACCCCGTCCATCAGGTCGATCATCTTGTCGAGCGTTTCCTCGGCGGCGGCGTTCGCCTCCGGCCAGTTCTGCTGAACGCCGAACAGCGTGTCGTAGACGTCCTGGAAGTCGGAGCCCGCGTCGGCGGCGTCGCGCACCTTGTCGCCGAGGTCGGCGAAGCTCTCGGTGACGTCGCTGGGGATGCCGAAATCGTTGCGGATGGCGATCCCGGCCGCCCTGCGCAGCTCCTCGGTCAGGCGCTGTTCGGCCTCCCATGCATCCATCGCCGCGTCGCGCTCCTCCTTGCGCGCTGCGGCCAGTTCCTCGGCGGCGAGCTCGGCGTTGCTGGACTCGGCGGTGAGGCCGAACATCCCATCGGAGTACTTGTTGGTGGCGTCGGCCGCGGCGTCGGTGGAGTCGATGACGCCATCGGTGATGTCCATGTACTCGTCGAACAGAGCGACTGCGCCAACGCCGGTGTCGATGATCTGGTCGAGCGTCGGCACGAGACCGAGGTTCGTGCGCGCCAGTTCGAGGTTGGCCAGAGAGGCGTCGTTGAGCGTCCTGGCGTGATCGATCGCCTGCGTGGCGACGGCGGTCATGTCGATCTTGCCCGCCGTCTCCTGGAGGTTCCACATCGACTCGGTCGTGGCGTCGAACTCTTCGCGGGAGATGCCGGCGGCCGTGGCGGCGTCTCCGAAGGTCGCCCATAGGCGGTCCTGTGTTTCGTCCAGACTCTTGCCCGCGGTGTTCAGGTTGGCGAGTTGGGAGCCGAGGTTGTGGAAGCCGTCACCGGCGAGGTCGGTCGAACCGCGCAGCTCCTCCATCTTGTCGGCGGCGTCGGAGCTGTCGCCCTGGAAGGCCTCGACGATCGAGCGGGCGTCGTCCATCGTCTGGTTCAGTGGCTTCATCGCCTCGCGCAACTCGGTCGACTGGTCGCCGGTGTTGGCGAGGGCGTCGTTCCACACCGCCGTCGACGCGGCGAGATCGCCGACGACGTGGTCGGCCGACTGGAACGTGGTCAACCCCGCTTCCAACGACGAGACCAGGGCGTCGATGTTCTTCTGCCCCTGATCGGTGTCGCCGGAGAAGTGCTCCCACAGGAACAGCCCGGCCGACAGGGCGATGTTGAGCCCGGCGATCCAGCCGGTACCGATGCCGATGCTCTTCATGGCGTCGTTGAGCGGACCCATCAGCTTCGTCACCACGATGACCTGACCGGCGAACTCCTTCATCGGGGCGGGCAGATGCTGGAACTGCTCGGACAGGAAGCCGAGCACCTGCACCGTGTTGGAAATGCCCTGGCCGATGTTCAGGTCGGAGAGCGCGCCGAGGAATTGGGCGATGCCGGGCAGGGCGTCGGCGATCTGCTGCGTCATCGTGCCGAAGTCGTTGCCCTTGTCGCCGGTGAGGATCTCCCAGGCTTCCTTCAGGCTCTGCACGATCGGGTCGAGGTCGATGATCGCCTGCTGGCCCTTCTCGAAGAACTCGGTCAGCGAGTCCTTGCCCTTGCCGCTCTCGAGGAACTCGTTCCACCTGACCATCACGTTGTCGAGCTGGGCGATGAAGTGGTCGCCAGGACCCTTGCCCGAGCCGATGACGTCTCCGAGGGCGTCGCCGAAGTGGCCGACCATCTGGCTCCACAGCTTCAGGCTGTCGACGCCTTCCTGGAAGAACGAGGTCAGCTTGTCCGGGTTCTTGATGACCCAGTTCTTCAGCGCCTCCGCCCCGTCCTCCAACCAGCCGGTGAACTCCTCGGCGGCCGGGCCGGTGGTCTTGAGGAACGGCCCGAGCGTGCCGGCCAGGGCGACCACCGAGTCACCGGCGTTGTCGAGCGCAGGCTTCAACGCCAGCATCGTCCCGGACCAGTCGGTCTCCTCGGCGGCCTGGGCGACGCCCTTGAAGAAGCGGTTCATCGAACCGGCGGCGATGACCAGCGCCCCCTCGATGTCGGGCAGGGTCGTCTGGACGAAGGTGTTCAGCTCGGTGTCGAGCCCCTCGAACAGACCCGCCTGCACCTTCTCGCGGACCTCGGAGAAGCGGTCGCGCACCCCGGCGAAGGCGAGGGCGAACGACTGGGCGTGCGGCGAGAGATTGTCGAGGGCGTCGGCGACGTCGCCGGTCATCACCCGCATCGGGCGGCCCATCTCCTTCGCGGTGGCGAACTCGGTGTTGATCGCCTTGAGCGCGGCAGGCACGCCCTGGCTACCGACGAGGACGGCCGCCAGCCCAGCCCCGGCCGCGGCACCGGTCCCGGCGATCGCGCCGAGCGCGCCGCCGATGGCGAAGAGGCCGGACGAGGCCACGGCGGTCGCCGCCGACGCCACTCCTTCCAGGCCCTGGGCGATGCCCGGCCCCCAGGTAGCGATGGCCGCCACGGCGAGCTGGCCGCCGTCCTGGAGGGCGTTGGCGAAGCCCTTGCTGAAGCCGCCCCCGGCCGAGTTGCCGCTGTCGGCGAAGCCCTGCTCCCAGTCCGGCCCGGAGAACAGCCCCTGGAGCTTGATCTTGGCCAGCGCCCACTTGCCGACCTTGATGTCGGGGACGATCTCGGCCTCGATCTGGCCCATCAGCTTGTTGATGATCGCCTTCTTGCGAAGGATCTCGATCGGGTCGACATCGATCTTGGTGTCGAGGCTGATCTGCAACTTGCTGAGCTTGGCCAGCAAGAGCAGCGCCTCGGTCTCGGCGCGCTTGGTCTTCAGCCCGACAGCGAGCTCGATGTTGTTGGTCTCCTGCTCGATCCGCCAGGCCTCGATCCCAGCGTTGGCGGCGGCGATCTGCGCTCCGACCTCGATGTTGACCGCGTCCGTCTCCTCCTTGATCCGCCACGCTTCGAGCGCGGCGTTGATCTTGGAGACGTCGGTGCCCAGCCTGATGTTGAGGAGGCGGGCTTCCTCTGCCGCACGCCATGCGTCGATCCCGGCGTTGGCCCGGGCGATGTCGGCACCGATCGTGATGCTGACCGCATCCGTTTCCTCGGCCCGCCGCCATGCATCCATGGTGGCGTTGACCTTGGCGACGTCCGCGCCGATGGAGAGGCTGAGGCGATCCGCCTCCTGCTCGTCGCGCCACGTCTTGATGCGGCTGTTGATCGCCGCCATGTCGGCTTCGAGCTTCAACTCCAGCTTGAGGTCGTCGGCCTCCTGCTTCCTCCGCCACTTGGCGATGTTGGCGTTGGCCTTGGCGATCTGCACGCCGACCTCGATGTCGACGGCGTCGGTCTCTTCCTTCAACCGCCAGGCCGCCATGTTGGCATTGACCTTGCTGACATCGGCCCGGATGCCCAGGTTGATCTCGTCGAGCTCCTGCTGCTCGCGCATCGCGTTGATCCGCTCGTTGGCGGCGGCGATGTCCGCGCCAAGGCGGATGTCGATGGCGTCGCGGTCGTGGTCCTGCTTCCACGCGGCGAGGCGCTCGTTGGCGGCGGTGACGTCGAGGCCGATGGCGAGGTTGAGCGCGTCGGCTTCTTCCTTCTCGCGCAGCTCCTTCAGCTGCGCCTCCAACTTGGTCAGCACACCGTCGAGGGGCACGTCGATGGAGGTGGCCTCGATCTGCTCCTTCAACTCCCGCGCCCGCGCCCGGGCCTCGCGGCCGTCGATGCCGAGCACGATGTCGTCGACGGCCTCGAGCTCCCGGTTGATCGCGGCGACCACGTCCGCCATCGCCGCCAGGGTCTTCTTCTGGTCGAACTTGGCGAGTTCCTTGCCGAGCTCCTTGGCTCCGGCCTTGCCCGCCGTCCGCGCGCCGGCGGTGACCTGTGCCTTCAGCTTGCCGGTATCGGCATCGACGGTTACCTCGATGCTGCCGACGTTGCGAGCCACGGCGAGGAATGCTAGACGGCGACCTCTTCGTGGTCGGCGACTACCGGCGGTGGCTTCACGCCGAACGCCGCGGCGAAGGCCATGAACGAGTCGCCCTCGGCCTCCTGCTCGGCCCTGCTCGGCTTGGTCGCGCCGCCGCCGAGCGGGCGCTCCAGCTCAGCGAGGAACCGCTCCGGGTCCTTCACCCGCTCCATGACCCAGGACTGGATGGCGTTGCAGAAGCGGTCGATGCTCAGTTCGAGGTAGTTGCCGGCACCGTGACGGATCGCTTCCCCGTCGATTTGCGCCCAGTACCGTTCACCGTAGGCGACGAGACGGAGGACGGCTTGATAGGGCGGCCGGACCACTCTCCGATCAGGTCGTTGCTGATCTCGCTCAGCACGTCGATGTCCATGCCGTCGCGCAGGCGAGTCTCGATCTTCCGCCAGGAGGCGTCGTCGAGCACGTCGGCGAAGAACTCCAACAGGGCGTCGATCGAGCGCAACCCGCCCTTGGCCCCACCGCGGAAGAACAGCGACAGCTGGCCGGTGGTCGGGCACGTCGCCGTCATCTCGTCGTCGCCGAGCTTGAACTTGATCTTGTGGTCGTTGTTGAACACCGCCCGCCCGGTGGCGACTTCGTACTCTTTCATGCTTCCCCTTCGGTCGATCCAGCATCGCGCAGCCGGATCGGGCGAGGTTAGCTATCAGCCCAATCCCTGGGAGCCCATCACCGCAAGGAGCGCGTCGCGGAGGATGTGCTTGCCCTGACGACCACGGGTGCTGGGGACCGTGCGGCTCTCGCCCCGCCATCCGGTCCACGAGAACCGCTGCTGCTTGAAGCTCGGCTTGCGCCCTTCCTCGACGTACTCGGCGTGGGGCGCGCCGTTGTAGATCGTCGCCCTCACGCGATGGCCGTTGGAGCCGACCCTGTCCCAGCCCCACGACCTCTTGAACTGCCCGACTTCGCCACCGCGGTGATGGGCGTTCATCGGGTCGTTGACCGGGCTGGTGACGATCGCCTTGGTGGTCACCCGGTCGCCGATGTCGTCGCGCCAGTTCGACACCGCTCCGCCGGGCGTGTTCAGCGCCGAGATGATCGCCCGGTCGGAGATGTGGACCTCGACGTCGGCGGCCATCAGTCGATCGCCAGGTAGGCCGTCCAGAAGCCACCGACACAGCCACCATCGGGGCCGACCGGCTGGTACCGCTCCGCCGCCACCTCGAGCTCGCAGCACCTGATGCCGTCGAGCAACGCCTGGGCATCCAACACCTGGGCCAGGACGATCTCGGCCATCGCCACCGGTTCGATGATGTGGCCGTCGCTCGGCTGTGGCACGCAGCGCAATGCCCCGACCTCGATGGAGTAGGCGATCGGCTTGGCGCAGTGGAAGTCCACCGTCGGCACCGGGAACACCTCGTAGGGGAACACGCCGGTCAGGCGCACGTAGCCCATGCCGCAGGTGCCTGATCCGCACTCGCCGCAGTATTCCCACGACACCGCCGCGCCGGGGTACAGCCCACACCAACACGTCGGCCCCGCCCCGTTGACGGCGAGTTGGTTGCAGACGCAGTCGGCAAGGTCGATGAGGGCCGCGGCGATGCGCGGCGGCGCGATGGCGATCGGGTGGGTCGGGTGATCGTTCATGGCTGATACCACAGCTCGAACGTAGCCAGTGGGTCGAGGGCGTACGGGTCTACGTCGCCGACGAACACCTCCTCGATGCTCGGCCCGGTCGGCCCGATGACGCCCGTTGGGCCGGTCGGTCCGGTGTCCCCGGCGATGCCTTGCGCGCCCGCCGGTCCCGTGGCCCCGGTCGGCCCGGTTACACCTGTGACACCTGCGGGGCCGGTCGGCCCGGGGACCGTGGAGTCGAGCCCCGGTGGACCCGTCGGGCCGGCAGCTCCGACGGGTCCGGTCGCCCCGGGAGGACCGGGGACGATTGAGGCGGGTCCTGCTGGTCCGGTCGCGCCCGCCGGTCCGGTCGGTCCGACTGCTCCTTGCGCGCCGCTCGCTCCTGACGCGCCCGCTGGCCCGGTCGCGCCGCGCGGCCCCATCGGGCCGGTGGGGCCTGCCGGGCCCGTGCTCCCGGTCGGGCCTGTCCCGCCGACGATGTTCATGCGCAGCGTCCACGTCGCGTCGTCGGTCTTCTCGTAGACCTTGCCCGTCGAGGTGTCGAGGTACCAGTCGCCGGTCGTGCCGGTGGTGCCGCTCGGGTCGCCGATGTCGCTGTGCCACTGCTCGGCCTGTCCGGTCGGGCCGGTGGCCCCGGTCGCCCCCGGTGGACCGGTGGGGCCGACGAGGGTGGATGCGGCCCCCGTCGGCCCCGGTGGTCCGGTGGTCCCCTGCGGCCCGGTCGGTCCTGGTGGCCCGGGGACGGTCGATGGCGCGCCGGTCGGCCCCGGCGCGCCGGTCGGCCCGCGGGCTCCCGTGGGTCCGGTGGCTCCGATGGGACCGGCCACTCCCGCCGGTCCGCGCAAGCCCTGGACGCCCTGCGGTCCTTGTGGCCCGGTCGGGCCGGGGACGGTGCTCGCCGCGCCGCTCGGCCCGGTGTCGCCGACCGCGCCGCGCTGTCCCGTCGGTCCCGTCGGACCTGGCACGGTGGAGGCGGGTCCAGCCGGTCCGAACCCCCCGGTCGGGCCGGCTGGCCCCGTGTCGCCAACAAGTCCCTGCGGGCCGGTCGGCCCCGTGACGCCGCGCGGGCCCGTGCTCCCGGTCGGGCCGGGGACCGTGGACACCGCGCCCGTCGGTCCCGTCGGGCCGCGCAGCCCTTGCGCGCCCGTCGGCCCTGGAGCGCCAGTGGGGCCGGTGGGGCCGGGTACGGTCGATGCTGGTCCGACCGGCCCGGTGGGTCCCGCAGGTCCGGTCGGGCCGGTCGGTCCGGTCGGGCCACCGATGGACGTGATCACGCCGAGGTCGGGGGGCAGCGTGACCATCGCCGTCGAGCCGTCAGCGCGCGACACGCCGACGCTGGCCCCCGCGCGGGGGCCGACGAGGACACCGTGCTGTGGCGCGGTGGCGGCGACCGCCCGCGCCGTGGCCGCCCGGGCGACGACGACCTTGCCGTCGGGTGCGTTGACCACCCGGACCCCGCGCCCCGGTGGACGGGGGACGGTGACGGTCATGGCCGGGAGACGTCCCCCTCGACGGTGATCGTGCCGCGGATCAGCGTGGTCACCTCGCCGTCGAGCGTCATCTCGACGTCGTAGACGTAGGAGGGCTCGACGAGCGATGCCGATGTGGCGGCGTCGAGGACGACCTCGATGATGTGCGTCTGACCGGCGAGCGGCTCGATGGTGAACTCCGCCGCCGCCGCGACATCAGCGTCGGTGAGGCGTATCTGTGCCGACCAGGTCGCCGCCGAGATGTCGACCGGGGTGGTCCCGTCCGCCTCGGTCACAGCCACCTGGAAGCGGCCGGTGTCGCCGCGGTAGACCCACAGGTCGGTCACCAGCGGCTCGCTCAGGGGCAGCGGCGCGCCCGAGCAGGAGCCGGGGGACGAGGCGATCCCGAGGGCGGCGAGGGACAGAGTGACGGTCATGGGGTCACCGCGATCTGGGGGGTGAGGTAGCGGTGCTTGGCCCACGGCACGTCGGGGCTCCACACCATCGGCGGCAGCTTCAAGCCGTTGGGGTTGACCGAGACGAGGTAGGCGTCGACCTCGCGGATGCCGGTCATCCCGCCGGGGAAGGCGGAGGCCTCCATCGTGAACGACACGCCCTGGCGGACGAGCGACGTGACCGAGCTCGGCAGTCGGCACTTGCTGCCGCTGCACGCCTTGGAGAACTCGCAGGCGAGCACCCCGGCCGCCCACAGCGCGCCCTCGTCGGGGACGATGCCGGGGATGTAGGTCATCGTCAGGTCGACGCAGGCGGGCCAGCACTCGCCGTCGGTGCGGGCGATGCGGTGCCCGTTGATCACCTGGAAGGTCTCCAGCGGCATCGCGCAGCCGCCGACACTGACCTGGAGGATCGCCGCCACCGGCCCGGGCATGACGATGTCGCAGAGCCGCTCGCAGTTGCACTCCTTGCCGGCGCACGTGCAGTTGTGCCAGTTGCCGTCGCGGATGTACGGCGTCATCCACGGCCCCGTCGACCACACCTGGCCCCAGCGCTCGGTGCACGGGTTGCACGGCTGGGCCAGGCACGGCTTGACGACCACCGGGCAGTTGCCGACCTGCCCGCCGCTCAGCGCCCGCAGCGTCGACCAGGCGAGGGAGTCGGCCCGCTCCTGGAGCTCAGGAGCGAGGCCGTCCCATTCGTCGCAGCAGGCGCGGTCGGGGTCGAACGGGACACAGCCCACGGTCTACCCCTTTCGCGTCGTGATGATCTCTACTTGCCCGCCGTGGCGGCCTTGGCCGATGCGGCCTGCGTGGCGAGGGCTGCCATTCCGGCGACCCATGCCGTGCCGTCCCAGTGCATCTGCCCGGCGGCTCCGGGCGTGGTGCCCTGAACGTACTGCCCGGTGGTCCAGGCCGTGTTCGGGTTGGCGACGACTCCGGTGCTCGTGGCTCCGGCGGCGTCAGCGGGATGGACCGATCCGGCGGGCGTCCACACACCAGGCGTGCCAGCGGTGGCCCCGGTGGCGTTGGGAGCGCCGACGGGCGGGACGAGCTCTTCGCAGCCGTCGGTGGCGTCGGGCGGAGGCACCGTGGTGAACACGGCGTAGAGGTGGTCGTCGCCGTCGAGCGGGTCGGGCAGCGGACCCGCTGCTCCGGTGTCGTCGCCGATGACGTCGTAGGGGCCAGTGCCCCAGCCGTTGCCGTCCTTCGTCGAGGCCCCGGTGACGGTGAAGGTGATCGCCGCGTTCTCGATCGTGAAGTCGCCGATCACGCCGCCCTGGAGGCAGGGCAGGAGCAGGTAGCCGAAGGCCCCCACGTCGCCCGAGCAGGCCACGCCGGGCACGCCCATCCAGACCTCGAGAGCGAAGCCGGCGTCACAGACGCTGACCGAGCTGTTCATGCGGAAGCCGATCACGTCGCCCGCTCCGTTGAGCACCACCGGCTGTCCGGTGACGATCGAGAACAGACACGGCGACACCTCGCAGAAGGTGATCTCGACGCCGTAGCCGAGGAACTCCGAGCACCCTGGGTCGCGCACGCACGTCTTGCCGTTGGCGTTGACGACGGTGATCTCCTCGGCGTCGTTCATGTTCGCCGTGAGGGCGATCGAGACGAAGCCGTCGGTGACGACCATGTTGTCCGGACCGTACGCCGGAGCGCAGCAGCCGTCGACGCGGGTCACGCGCATGATCCGGCCACGGACCAGGGGGAAGCTCTTTGGGTTGGCCATGACTAGCTCCTCTTCGGGATCATGAGCAGGACACTTCGACCTTCGCCACGAGGCAGTCGAACACGGGGACGTAGACACGCTCGGCGAGGGCACGCATCGGGGCGAAGGTGCCGTCGTCGAACACTTGCTGGGGCACGGAGATGTTCTTCTCGGGGCCGCGGAACAGGGTGACCGAGCCGGTGACGTACATCGTCCCGGTGGTGATCGTGACCGGGACCGGGACCGCCGTGGTCAGCGGGGCGACCTTGCTCCCGGCGCAGGTGGACAACGTGCCGTCGAGGTTGGCGTGGAGTGCCCCGTTGGAGCACCCGCACTGGATGAACAGCCGCGGGATCATCAACGTCGGCTGGCCGCCGTACCACGTGGCGGCGAAGGCCTCGGCCGCGCCGATCGCCTGTGGGATGGGGAAGGGCCCGCCGAGGTCGATCACGTCGACCGAGTCGGAGAGGAAGGCGTCGACGTACTGGTCGATGCCGCGCGGCTCGCCGTGGCCGAGCCGGGCGGTCGCCCGGCGCGCTCCCTCGTCCAGCCGTTGCAGGTCGCAGCTGACCCCGGCGTAGAGCACGAACGGGTCGCCGACGACGTGCTCCTGGGTGTCCTCGAACACCTTGAGGATCGCCGGGTCGATCGTGCACCACTGCGACCAGATTTCCGCTGACGAGCAGGCGTCGGTCAGCGCTTCGACCCCGAGCAGGCGATGGTCGCCATCGGCGACGTCGACGACGTTGGCGACGGAGAGCACCCCGCCCCCGAGGGGGACGGGCGCGGGGAGCTCGACCCACGTACGGGCTCCGGTCATCATCGGCATCGACTCACCTCCTCGGGGTCACTCGTACGGATCGGATCAGGGCGTTGCCGTTGCCGGGGGCCAGACGCAGCCGACGAGGTCGGCGGCGGCGGAGCGGCCCGAGGCGCAGACCGGAATCTCCACGGCGCACGTGTGCGTGCAGCGCTGCACGGCGAGGATGCCCTCCTCGATGAAGAGCGCCGTGTTGATGTTCTTCTCGAGCGAGGTCGAGTCGTAGACGGCATCGACGTTGATGACGTCGATCGAGCCCTTGACCCACGTGCCGGCCGGGTACATCAGCACCTTCACCGGGTCCGGGAAGGTCACGATGCAGGCGTCGACGTCATCGACCACCGGGTCCTGGAAGTCGAACACCCACTGCACGCTCATGTTGCGGGCGGTGAACCAGGCATCGACGGCGGCGTCGCTCACGTCGGGCGGGAACTGGCGCATGCCCCAGTCGGCCTTGATGAACTGCTTCAGCCACCACGGGGCGATGACCTCGATGGTGTGGCTCTCGGCCATGCGGTAGCGGTAGCGCATGCCGGTGGCGGCGAAGGAGAGCGCCTCCATCGAGTGGCTGATCGACTCCATGTCGGCCGCTGCGCTCGCCGTCCCGGCGGCCAGCTCGATGGTGTTGATGATGTAGGCGTTGACCTTGTGCTGCTGGGCGACCAGCGCGCCCTCCATGTACCGGCGCACGAGCTCGGGGTAGGTCGCCTGGGTGACCAGGGGGGCCTTCACGCAGAGCCCGATGAGGTCGGCGCGGATTTCCTCGAACGGCGGGCAGTCGACGATGCAGCAGGTCTTCTCGGCGGTGCCGGCGATGACCTCGGACTCGGTGAACGAGAACCCGCGGTTGGCGTAGATGTCGCCGAAGTCGGGGCCCTGGGTCCAGCGGATGCCGCCGCGGGGGATGCTGATCTCGGGGATGTCGAGGATGCCCTGGACCGTCTCGTACTGGCAGAGGTCGTAGAGCGTCTCGGACGGGGAACACCACCCCCCGGCGGCCACGAGAGAACCGCCGGGGAGACGGCGCTCGTCACCCGCTCGCCACACCACGTCGTAGTCGCTGATCTCGCCGCCGGTGGCGACGAGGTTGCCGAAGCCCTCCTTGCGGATCATCGCCGCGCCGTAGCGGTGACGGACACCGGACTCGCCGCCGATGTGCGTGGTCGGCAGGTTGCGCATCCGGGCGATCACGGCGGCACAGGCCGCGGAGAGGCCGTCGAGCGGAGCCCCGGTTGGGATACCGGGGACGTCCGCGGCGGCGGTGAGTGCTGCCACAGCTGACCGCTGGCGGGGAAGGGCCGGGGGCTGGCTGTTGGCGGCGGCTCGGCGCGCCGGGGACTGACGGCCGCTCGCGGCGACCGGCTCTGGCGCGAGCACCTCATCAGGCGTCACGACTTCCTCACCTTCTGGGGTTGCGGGAGCGTCGCCTTCTCCGCCCTCGGGGGGCGTCTCGGGCTCCGGCTCGGGAGCGGGCTCTTCCGGGGTCGATGCCTGGATCAGCGCCTCGGCCCGGGCGGCGTTGGCGACCGAGGTCTCCACGGCGCGCTGGGCGTCACGGGCGGTGTTGATCAGGCCGACGATCCGCTCACCCTCGGCGAGGGTCGCCTCGTCCGACTCGGCGGTCACCCCCAGGGCACGCAGGGCGTCGAGGCCACCGTCGATCTGGGCTTGCAGTTCCTGAGCCGACAGGTCGGCAAGGTTCTCTGGCAGTTCGAACATCACGGCCTCCGGCGACTCGATGTAGGACAGGGATGGAAGGGCCCACCACCACACCGCTATGCGGCGTACGTCCCGGGAGCTGCGCTCTGACCGGACGGGTCGGCTACGGGGGGCAAGGTACACCCCCGGTGTCACGTTGTCGAGGATGCCGCCGTGCCCACGCTCCACGATCCCCCGGCGCTGGTGGGCCTAGCGCGTGTCCCGGGTATTCATCCGAGTGTCACCGGCGACATCCACTCCTGGAACCGAGAGGTCGTCTCGGAGCCGGTTTGCGCCTCTCGTTCTACACCCGGGGTGTCATAGGGAGGCGAGCTCCCCGATCCTCGCGGGAAATCTCAGACCTTCACCGGCTGGTACTTGCCGCCCTCGCGGCGGATGATCGCCATCGCCGCCACGAGCGAGTCGACCGTCTCCGTTCGCCCCTCGCGGGTCGTGACGATGTACTTCTTGCGACCGCCGCCGCAGTTGCAGCCCATCAGCTGACCGTGAAGGCCTTGGCCGTCGAGGTGCCGCCGTCGGGGTTGCGCACGGTGAACTGCTTGGCCCCGGCGCTCGTCGCGTCGTAGCTCGTCGTCAGCGACGTCGGCGAGACGAAGGTCGTCGTGGCGTCCACGCCGTCGATGCGGATCTTGGCCCCGGAGACGAAGCCGCTGCCGGTGGCGGTGACGGTGACCGCGGCGTCGGCGACGAGGGCGGTGGCCGGGCTGATCGAGGTCAGCGTTGGCGGGGTGACGGGGGGCGGTCCGCCGCCGGTCGACGGGGTGTCGGCCATGCCGCCGTTCTCGCGCTCCGCCCAGTCATGGGTGCCGCGGTCGTGCGACGAGACGAGCGTGGTCGTGGTGCGACCGGTCGCCGGGTCGAAGTCGGTGATGTTGGTCTGGTCGGGCATGGGCCTCCAACGTACTCTCGCTCCATGGCCCGGCCGGTGTTGCTCGACCTGTTCTGTGGGGCGGGCGGCGCGGCGATGGGCTACGCCCGCTCCGGGTTCCGGGTGATCGGCGTGGACCGCGACCACCAGCCGCACTACCCCTTCGAGTTCCGCCGGGGCAACGCGCTGTGCCCGCCGATCGGTCTGCGCAACGTCGACGCCATCCACGCCAGCCCGCCGTGCCAGGCGTACTCCATCGCCAACTACATCCACGGCAACGCCCACGCCGATCTCGTCGGGGCGACGCGCGAGCTCCTCGAGGCCAGCGGGCTCCCGTACATCATCGAGAACGTGCCCGGCGCGCCGCTGAACGACCCGGTGCTGGTGTGCGGGCGGGCGCTCGGGCTCGGCGTCAAGCGCCACCGGCTGTTCGAGTCGAACGTGGCGCTCGTCGGCACGGAGTGTCCCCCCGGCCACCCCGGCCACTGGGTCAGCGTCTACGGCAACTCGACGATGACGCGGGGCGGGATCGTCGGGCGGGCGAGCAACGGGTCACCGCGCATCGCCCGCGCCCACGTCGGGGCGACGCTCGGCAGACGGGCGATGGGGATCGACTGGATGTCGCGCTACGAGCTGTCCCAGGCGATCCCGCCCGCCTACACGCAGTGGCTCGGGGGTCAGCTGCTGGCGGCGGTGAGCGCCTCGACGCGCAGCTCGGTCACCTGAGCGACGAGCTCGGCGGCGCGCACCCGGCGGGCCTTCTCCGCTTCGCGCTCGTCCAGCGCGGCGAGCACGGCGATCGCCACGCGGTCGGGGTCGATCCCGGCGTCGATGGTGACGATCCCGGCGGCGACGAGCGACAGCTCGACACCGGCCGACGCCGCCATCTCCATGCGCGGGATCGGGAAGCCGGGCACGTTCACGGCGAGGGCGGCGACGAGTTCGAGGTTGCCGCCGATCCGCCGCCAGTCGCCGGAGATCGAGCCGGTCGCCTGGAGCACGTACATCTGCTGCTCGGACACCCCGGGACGCATCGCCCCGGCGACCCAGATGCCGATGTCGTCCTCGCCGGCGGCCACGTCGGCCACGCCCGTGCCGGTGTCGTCGTAGTGGGCCACGGCCGCTGCCGCGGCGGCGTCGCGCCCGGCGTGCCCCGTCTCCATCGTGATCTGCCCGACGGGGACGCGGCTTCCGTCGGCGGTCTCGACCTCGCCGGTTCGGAAGTAGGCGTAGTCGGTCTTGCTCTTGGGCGGGGTGACGCACTCGCCGCTGATCCCGACGTGGCACGTGTCCCACGTCGCCAGGTGCCCGACGACTCGGCCGTCGCGGGCGATGGTCAGCGGCGTGGCGGCGGTGAGGCCGGGGTTGGCGAACCACTCGGTCGGTGGGTTGAGCATGTGACTGTCCTCCAGGGGGACGGCGAAGGCGGCGTCGATCAAGGCTTGCATCTCGGGGGTGGTCTCGTCGGCGATCCCGGCGGCGACGAGCTCGGCCATGCCGTCGGCGAGCCGGCGGTGGTGCTTCGACTCCGGGTTCCAGTAGCCGAGCGCCTCCTTGTGCATGTTCTGGCACGTGCCCCAGGCGTACGGCCCGACGTACTTGGCCATGTGCTTGTGGCAGCGGGTCAGGTCGCCGGGGGTGCCCCAACGGATCTTCGCCGCACCCGGTCCGCGCTCCCAGTAGTTCCGGAGGCGCTGGGTGTCCTTCGGATTCGTCAGCCAGCCGGGGCCGTCGTGGGTGCCGGGGGCGGCGACGATCACCTCGTCGTCCACTTCCTCGGCCGAGGCCGTCCACGAGTCCGGGATGAGCTCGGCGTGTCCGAGGGCGCGGGCGCGCTTGCGGATGTGGCGCTTGGCCGCCGCCGGGTCCTTGGCCCGTCCGATCGCCTGGATGGCGTTGTGCAGGTCCTCGAGGTTGGCGATGGGGAAGCTGCCGTCGGGCATGGCGTGGCCCTTGTCGGCGAGGCGCTTGCGCTGATCGGTGTCGAAGGCGCGGGCGAGCAGCGGCTCGTGGGGCTGGGTGAGCACGGGGTCGCTCGTCGTGTTGAACTCGATGGCGTTGGTGGTCAGGGGGGGCGGAGTGTGGTTGTGGCTGATCGAGTGCGTGTGCATCGGGTTGGGCATCTCGCCTCCGTCCGCGGTGAGGCCGAGGTCGAGGTGGCATCGGCAGTTGATCCAGATGTCCGGCGGGCCGACCGGCTCGCCCGGGTAGTGCAGGCTGTAGCCGCCGACGTTGAAGGTCTGCCCGGCCGCCACGGTCACGCCGTGCATCGGGATGTGGTGGTCGCGGACGCGGTCGTCGAGCATCGTGATCCACGTCTTGGCGGCCTTGGGGGCGGAGTAGTACCGCGCCGCGTTGGCAGCGGCGATCCCGCAGATGTCACTGATCCGGTCGATCTGTGCGTCCGTGCCGTCGGGGTTGGTCTGGCCCATCGCCCCGTTGATCTGGTTGAGGAAGTCGATGGACGCCTGGTCGACGCCCTTGGGGTCGCCGGGCACCTCGTCGTAGGCGAGCCGGAAGATCGTGTCGGCGGCGGCGCGCAGCATCGTCATCCGCATCGACTGGTCCGGTTCGGCGAGCGCCGCGGCGATGTCGTCGCGGATCATCTCGGAGAGCTCGGCGGCGGTGGTCATGCCGGCTCCAGCGCGATCGTCTCGGGGCACGACGCCAGGAGCGTCCCGAGAACGACCGCCGAGTGGGCCCGCTGTGACCCGAGCAGCCCGCGCACGTAGAAGTCGAGCGTCGAGATGACCGTCGGGGGGTCGTCGGTGTACGGCTGCAACACGTCGTACGCGCAGTCCCACGCCCCGGCGAGCAGCTTGTCCGGGTCACCGGCGAGCGAGCGGTACACGTCGGTCGCCTGCATCGCCGAGGTGTCGGTGCGCGGGTGGGCGTTGCGGAGCCGGTTGCCCGCCCGCTCCAAGGCCCGGTACACGAGCACGTCACACGTCGCCGCCAGCCCGGGGCCGCCGCGGTCGATGGCGCGCTGGGTCCGGGCGATCCGCGCCTCGGCGTCGGCGCGGGTCGGAATCTCGCGGCTCGGCAGGTCGGGGTTGGTATCGGTGCGCATGTCGTCGGGGGGCGGGCGGTTCTCCTTCGACGTCATCGCCGGCATCTGGAGGTCGGCCCCGAGCAGGCGCAGCGCGGCGTCGGTCTGCTCCGGGGAGGTCGAGCCGGTGGCGATCTTGCGCAGCAGCCAGCGGACGAACTCCTCGGCCGGGGGCGTGTCCTCGGGTTGGAACCCCGTCTCGCGGCGCAGCGCCAGGCCGCTGAGCTCGCCGCGGTCGTACAGCTCGATCGCCTCTTGCGAGCGGTTGGGGCGCAAGCGGATGGACGACGTGTCGGCGAGGCAGAAGAAGTTCTCGGGGTCGGGGACCAAGCCCTCGATCGCCGGGCGGAGGTAGGCCGTGGTCGTTGCATAGGAAACGACGCTGAGCCTCGGCTCGAGGTGTGCCTTGACCGCCGACTCCTCGCTCAGCCATGCGTTCCAGTGGTTGGCGTCGGAAATGCCCAGCAGGACTTCCGGGGGCACGTCCCATCCGAGGGCGAGGCGCTTGATCGCCGCGTCGCGCATCTCGATCACGGCCTTGTCGAGCTCGGTCCAGAACTTGATGTGCTCGTTCTTGCCCAAGCTCTCCGTCGGGACCATCGCCACGATCGGGACGATCGCGGACGGGTCGGAGCGGTCGGCGATCGGCGTCATCATCGACTCGCCGAGTAGGGCCATGAAGATCTGCGCCTGGGACGCTTGCGGGTCCATCCCGGGGGGGACCGGGAACTGCACCTCGTTGGAGAGGAACAGGATTCCCGCGCCGGCCAGGCGCGACGTGATCTGGGCGGTGATGTGGGCGTCGTACGACACCACCTGGGCCAGCGTCGACAGCGTGGAGCGGACGGGGCTGTCGGGGCGGGTCGGGTCACGCGGAGGGGGGGTCCAGATGCGGATGACGAGGTCCTGCGTCGGGTCCATCGGCGTGCGCCCGCCGTCGGTGCCGAAGTCGGCCGTGATCTTGGGGGCGACCTTGCCCGGCTGCTGGGTGACCTTCCCGGCGGCGAGCACGTTCCAGATGTCGCCCTTGGCGCGGTTGGTGACGTAGCACTCGCCGGCCACGGTGAGGTGGACGCCGACGTTCTGGAGCATCTCCGACTGGCCCTGGGGGCCTCCGTAGAACTCCTCCATCGCTTCCGCCGCCGGTCCGTTGGCGAGCGGAATGAGCATCCGGCCTTCCAGATGTGCCGCCGTGAGGCGGGCGCGGCTCATCACGTTGCCGGTCCAGTTGGCGACCTGGCGCAGCTCGCCGACGGTGTCGTGGTAGTTCCAGGCCGTCGACTGCCACTCCTCGGAGCGCCCCGCTTGGTTGCGGGAGGCGGTCGGCAAGCGGACCGCCGAAGCGAGGAATCCGGTCGGGGCCTCGGGCTCTTTCGTGCGCGGCCGTGCCATCGCCGCGAGAGGTTACGCCCTAGCGCTGGTCGGGCGGGATATCCCTCATGCTGATGTAGGCGGCGAGCCACGAGACGGCGGCCCAGCCGTTGACGATCCACCAGGCCCAATTGTTGACCGTCCAGGTCGGGAATCGCCACATGAGGGCGAACCAGGCGACCGCCGGGAGCGACACGTACGGCGCAACGCACCACGGGCACTCGATCAGCGGCAGCCACTCGTCGCTGGCCTTGCGGGCGTACAGACGGCGCGCCTTCTCCATCGGCGGCCATGCGTCATCGACCACGAGACGCACGACCCGCGTCACCGCCAACACGCCGACGATGATCGCCAGGACGAGGACGAACTCGCGGCTCATGCGTGCTCGGCGTTCCACTCGGCCAAGCGGTCCTCGGGGACGTAGACCTCGGCCGGGCGGTCGCCGTTCCACTCGACGCTCCCCGTGGCGACCAAGGTCACGGTCGGCCCCGGGAAGCGGCAGTAGGCGAGCGGGCGGGCCTCGAACTCGCGCCACTGTCCTTCGAGCGCCGGGTCGCCGGTGAGGCGGAGGACGGCGATCACTGCGTCAGCTCGGGGGGTAACTGGTCGCTGGCGGCGCGCAACTTGGCGATCTCGGCATCGGTGATCTGGCGGTGGACGCCCTTGGTCGGCACGAACGGCGGGCCGTCGGCGACCTCTTCCTCGCAGAACGCGCAGAGGATCGTGCCGTCCTCCAAGCGGACCTGGAGCATGTGCTTGCACGTCATGCCGCAGCGACGATCTCGTCGCCGAGGGCGTCGAAGCTCTCGCCCCACGCGCTCTGCTCCGTGGTGTAGAGCGTCTGGTCGGTGCACAGCCCGCCGAAGGCGTAGGCCATCGAGGCCTCGACCACGTCGCCCCGCGTGAGGTAGAACCTCGCCAGGTCGACCCACGGCTCGCGGCGCTGTGAGCTCTCGCCGATCGCCGCCCACAACCACCGCTCCGGCTCGTAGTCGATCGCGGCCAGGATGCGCAGAGCCTCGGCCCGCTCCGCGCTCCATCCGTTGGGCAAGGAGAGGAAGTAGGTCATCGCCGCCCGGCAGCGGTCCCAGTGCCCCGCGTACCAACACTCGCGCCCGTAGTAGAAGGCCATCCGGTGGTCGTTGGGGTACTCGATCGTCGCCTCGCGCAAGGCGTCGAGGTTGCGGTCGTGGTGGGGCCGGCGCTCCTTCGGGTGGTGGTGAATCTGGATCACCGTCGGGACCACGGGGCCGACCTCGCCGACCAGGACCTCGTGCGTCGGATACTTCCAACGGTGGCCCGCTCTCCGGTGGATGTCGTCGCGGGTATGGCTCAGCCACCCGTTGCCGTGGTTGATCACGGTCACCCGATACCGACTGGCGGCGGGGTGGTAGCAGCTCTCCAATTGCTCGCGCCATCCCTCGCCGAGACGCTCGTCGGCGTCGAGCCGCACGTACACGTCGGCGGCGGGGGCCAGGGCCAGCGCGGCGTTGCGGGCGTCGTCGAAGCGGAAGGGGTCGAAGAAGGCCTTGGCGTGTTCGATGGAGAGGCCGTGGAGCATGTCGTGGGTCTGATCGGTGCTCCCCGTGTCGAGCACGAAACAGGCGTCAGCCGCCGCCGTGGTCTCGGCCCAGTCGCTGACGTTGTGCTCCTCGTCGCGCATGATGGCGTAGACGCAGACCTTCACAGGAACCTCACCAGCGTCAGCCCGTCGTGGCCGTGGACGTGCTCGACAGATGCGATGCCGCCGTCGTGCCAGACGACACTCGTCGGGTACTTGCCGACCCATCGGAGGCAGACCGTGCCGTCGGTGAACTCGACGCCCTCGGCGACGATCCCGTCCCCGGAGACGCCGGTCACGTCGACCGAGCGGTCGAGCACGAACATCCTCATCGACGGACCTCGATCCGCGGGCGCGGCCCCCGCGCGGGGGTCGGTCGGCCGCGCAATTGCGACGGGCTTGCAATAGCGCCGACCTGTGACCTACCCAGAAGCTCGGTCGCGGCGTGGACGAGAGCGTCGAGCCGGTTGGGCGAATCGCGGTCCTCGTAGGGCTGCCAACTGGTCAGCTCTTCCTCCAACTCGTCGAAGGTGCCGACGTGGTGGGCGCGGTGTTGCTCGTAGACGGCGACGATCGGCTCGGCGCGGATCGCCTTGCCACGTCGTGAGTGCACGCCGATGACGCGCTTGGGGACGCCCGCCTGTCTCAGGTTGCTCGTGACCATCTCGCCGCCGTAGTTCGTCTCGGCGACGACGGCGTCGGCCGAGAACTCCTCGAACGCCGCGTCGACCGCCATCGCCCACCCGTACGGGCTCATCCGGCCACTCCGGTCGGCCAACGGGTAGATGTCGTTGCCGGATCGCCCGATGACGATGATCCCGGTCTCGTCGTTCGTGCGCTTGGCTCCGCCGGCGGGGTCGACGCCGATGACCACGCGGTCCATCGGCGGGGCGATCGCCACACGGTCCGGCTCGATCATCTCCC